GGGCAAGGCGGAGTGGAGTACTCCTATGCCCTGCTCCAGAGCGCTCGCAAGGTCAAGATTGACCAAGCGTCCGCCCGTGAGCAGTTCGAGGCGGAGCAGGCTGGTGCATCCTTGACTCACAAGGTGTACCAGAACCATGACGACGACATCCAGCGCGGCGATGAGTTTCGCCAGGGCTCGGATCGTTTCCGTGTGATGAACGTCGTCAAGCCCTCGACGCCCGGCGTGTACCTGCGGGCCGACGTCGAGTTCATCCAGAGCGAGCAGGAGAGCTGATCATGACGGATGCAGAGAAGCCCTCTCAGGAGGAGAAGCCGATCGGTCCCACGGAGGCGCGAGAGCGGGCTGAGGCTGCTGCCCGTGCCGGCAAGTGGGATGAGTCCACAGCATGGTCTCTGCTCGGCCTGCTCGCTCTGGAAAGGCGCAACACAGGAGGAGGTCGCCGTGGGCATTAGGGCGCGAGGACTCCGAGGTGCACAGCAACGTCTGAGCCAGCTTGCCGACAGGATAGCCGGTGTGACGGACGAGGCCGTGGCAGAGTTCGCGGACGATGTCGTCACCCACATGAAGGGCGTTGTGCCCGTGGACACCGGCAAGCTTCGCGACTCGATCTCGAAGGAGCCTTCCGGAGAGGGCGGATACACCGTCGGACCGCGAGGCGTGGAGTACGCCGAGTTCGTGGAGTTCGGAACCAGTCGTGGTCCGGCTCAGCCGTACGTCCGTCCGACGGTCCAGTGGGCCAGGCAAGAGGGGCCTAAGCGCATCGCACGACGCATCGAGGGGGAGATCAGCTGATGTCGACCCCCACGGCTGCGGGGCCATTCAACGAGCTTCTGGCGGGGCTGTACGCCACGCTGGATACCGGCCTTGATTCGGCCGGTGTATACGACGACGTTCCTGAGCGAATCACCAAGCCATATGTCACGATGGGAGAGATGTTCTCCATCCCTGACAACTGGCACGGCGGATTCGGGTGGGACATTCTGTTCACAACACATGTGTGGACAAAGGCGCGAGGGTTCAAGTCGGCGGTCGATATCGCCAACGAGATCATCGCCCTACTCGACCACAAGCGTCTGGCTATCGACTTGCCGGATTCCTGGTCCATCGTTTCCATCCGATTCGTGCAGCTCCAGACCCTGCGCGATCCGGACCCCGAGATCCGCCACGTACCGGTACAATTCCGGATAGTGATTCACCAGGAGGTGTAACCCAATGGCAGGACAGGACGCGTGGGGAACCGAGTTCCGGCGCGAGACCGACACGCCCGGCACGTTCATGACGGTCGCCAACTGCACGGACATCAGCGGCCCGAGCCGTGAGCGGGAGGCCATCGAGGTCACCGCCCACGACAGCCCGGACCAGTACCGCGAGTTCGTCAAGGGCCTGAAGGACGGCGGCGAGGTCGAGATCACGCTCAACTACGACCCCGGTGTCGCGAGCATCCAGGCGCTCGACGACGACTTCGAGGAGCGCGACAACCGCAACTACCAGGTCGTGATCCTCCCCGGCACGGCCGACGAGTGGACGTGGGACTTCGAGGGGCTCATCACCGCCAACGGCGACGAGTTCCCCCACGACGACAAGATGGAGCGGACCGTCACCGTCAAGATCTCGGGCAAGCCCGAGCTCACCCACACCGCTGGCAGCTGAGGAAGAGCGACATGGCACTGGTTACCAAGCAGCAGATCTCCAATGCTGTCGACCGCAAGTGGGAGGACGTCGACGTTCCCGAGTGGGGCGGCGAGGTCCGGCTCATGGCGCTGTCGGCAGCGGACCGGGGATACATCGAGGCGGGCTCGGTCGTCGCCAACGGCCAGACGCCGCAGCTCAAGGTCGAGTCCCTGAAGGTGTACCGCGAGAAGCTCGTGGGCATGTCCATGGTGGACGAGAACTTCGAGCGGCTGTACACCAACAAGGAGATCTCTGCGGGCGAGCTCGGCAAGAAGGACGGAGCCGTCATCGAGCGTCTGGCCGCCAAGGTCCAGGAGCTCTCCGGCATGGGCCGGTTCGCCCAGAAGGAAGCCGAGGGAAACTCCGACGCCGCCCCGAGCGACTCTTCCGATTCCGACTAGCAGAGCATCTCGGGATGACGGTGGCCGACCTGGATTACCGGTTGGATTCCGCCGAGCTGACCGAGTGGATGGCGTTCGAGAAGATCACCGGTCCACTCGGTCGGCGTCGGAATGACATACAGGCGGCCACCATTGCGGCGACAATCGCAAACTCCAACCGGGGCAAGAAGGGCAAGAAGTTCAAGATGACCGACTTCCTGATTCCTTACGGGGAGCAGGAGCGGAAGTCGCCGATGCAGATGCTTGCGGCGATCAAGAGCATCAACAGGTCGATGGGAGGTGTAGAGAATGGCCGACGTGACGATTGACATCGATGCCAACCTAGGCAGTACATCGTCCACCATCGACGGGGCGGCTCAGAGCCTGGACGACCTGGGCAACGCGGCCAACACAGCAGGCTCCGATCTCGACGGGGTCGGTAACTCGGCGCAGGGTGCAGAGGGCGGCATCAGTCGAGTCGGAGCCGGAGCGATCGCTGCCAGCGCTGGCTTCAGCCAGATGACCGACATCGTCGGACAGGCCGTGGACCTCTGGAACACCGGAGACCGCGCGGCCGACAACCTGGCTCGTGCACAGAACGACGTGGCTCAGGCCGCGCTCGACCTCAAGCAGGCGAACCAGGACGGGCGACAGGCTCAGCTCGACGCGAACCAGGCTCAGGTCGACGGCACACAGGCTGGCATCGACCTGGAGCAGGCTCTGCTCGACCAGAAGACCGCGCAGAAGGACTACAACGACGCGGTCAAGGAGTACGGAGCCAACTCGCTGGAAGCCCAGCAGGCTGCCATCGACCTCAAGCAGGCGGACGCCGACGCCAAGCAGGCCAAGCTCGACGGCAAGCAGGCGACCGAGGACTTCAGCCAGGCACAGCTCGATGGCAAGCAGTCCACGATCGACGCGAAGAATGCACAGCTGGACCTCAACGAGGCACAGCGCAACGTGCAGTCCTCCTCGATCATGGACGGATGGTTCGGCGTCATCTCTCAGATCAGCACAGTTGTGTTCGGCCTCGTCGGCACGTTCGCTCTGCTTGGCGGAGGCATGATCGCGACCGCCGCCACGGCCGTTGCCACTGCCGCCACGACTGCGTTCTCCTGGATCGCTGGCTGGGTCAGCATGGGGATTGCAGCCCTTGCTGGAGCTGCACAAATGGCCCTGGCATGGATCATCGCATCCGGCGGAACCATCCTCATCATCGCCGCGATCATCGCGCTCGTTGCTCTCGTCATTGCCAACTGGGACACGATCAAGTCGTGGACCATCAAGATCTTCAGCGCGATATGGAACTGGCTCAAGGGGCTGTGGGACGACATCGTCGCTCTGTTCAACTGGGCTGTCGGAATGGTGAAGACCATCTTCTTCAACTTCACGCCGTTGGGCATCATCATCAAGAACTGGGGTGCGATCACCGGCTGGATTTCAACCCAGTGGAGGAATATCGGGAATACCATATCGACCTGGGTCGGACGCATCAAGGGATTCTTCTCAGGAATGTGGAACGGCGTTGTGAGCGGCCTGAAGTGGGCTCTCAACGGAATCATCGGACTGCTGAACGACGGCATCTACGGCGTCAACGTCCTGATCTCCGGGGCCAACCGAATCCCCGGCGTCAACATCGGCTTCATCCCGTACATTCCGTACCTGGCATCCGGTGGTGTCACGACCGGTCCGACCCTGGCCATGATCGGTGAAGGGCAGGAGCAGGAGGCTGTCCTTCCTCTGAGCAAGCTTCAGGGTATGCTTAACATGGCCGGGAACAACAGTGCGGCAGGTGTCGTGATCGAATTCAGGGGCGGCTCTCGGGCCTTCCGAGAGTTCATGCAGGAATCCGTTCGCACTACATCCGGCGGGAGTGTCACCAAGTACGCGGAGGGATAACATGCCGAGCCTGCCACCCCCGATCAAGGGCGAGCTGTTCTACGACGGTGTGTGGAACTCGGCATCGGTCAGGACGACATCCGACATCGAGATCACTCGTGGTCTCACGTCGGAGTCGTCCACGGCTGCCGAGCCCATGGAGTGCCAGTGCGACCTTGAATCGGGTCGCGACATGCTGTATGCGCCGCGCAACCCGGCGAGCCCGCTGTTTGGCAAGATCGGTCGGAACACGCCGTTCCGTCTCTCGCTGGAGGCCGGAGGCCCGTTCCTCAGCTGCCCCAGCAGCGGGGTGTTCAGCTTCAACACTCCGGATAACAACGCATTCGATTTCGCGGGCGACATCGACATCCGCATCGACGTGCGTCCGAACGACTGGACGAATCCGCAAGCGCTGACGATGCGGTTCACCCCCGGTTCTGTCGCGCACTCGTTCGCGATGGGGCAGGACGGATATCTCTACTTCTGGTGGTCCGACAGCGGAACGAAGTACGCCAAGTCCACCGGCAAGACTCTGTTCGCCAATGGCGAGCGCAACGTCCTCCGCGTCACGCTCGATGTGGACAACGGGGCGAACGGCTGGACGTGCAGGTTCTGGCACTCCAAGTCGATCGATGGCGACGAGTGGACGCTCATCGGAGATCCCGTCACGGGCACCGGGTCGGGCGGTACAACGACCACTCGACCCATCGTCGCTGCGACCCTGTACGTCGCTGACAGCCAGCTGTCTCTCCTGCCGGACTCGTCGTCTGGATTCGACCGGTTCGAGGGCGAGATCTACGGCTTCCAGATGTGGGACGGAATCAACGACCAGAAGGTCATCGACCTCGACACAGCCCGCGACGGCGGCGAGGACGCTGTGGGCGGATCGACCATCGTCGACTCGACCGGCTTCACGTGGACCCGCTCGGGCGTCGCAACGCTCTCCAACCAGTACTACAGGTCGGTCGGAGAGGTCCCCTCGTGGCCTCCGACTCGCGACCTGACGGGCAACGCAGTCTACACCTCGATCGCTCCCACCGGCGTGACGCGACGCATGGATGCCGGCAACAAGCCTGTCGAGTCATCGCTCATGCGCTTCATCAAGGCCAGCAACCCGGACGAGTTCTGGCCGATGACGGAGCAGACCGGCACGTCCAAGGGATACGCCTCCTCGCTTGTGGGCGGACCCGACCTGGCATGGGTGCCGGACTTCTACGTCTCTGGCCTTGGCCCGCCGGAGTTCGGTGCCAAGAGCGTCGTGTTCTGGATGGAGCAGCTGACGCTCGTCAAGGTCGACAACGGTGCGACCTTCATCGGAGCGCTGCCCGGCGGCACCGCCACGTCTGGCGAGTACGTATTCGACATTGTCACCACGACCGGTGGCATCTATCAGACCAACGACAAGTTCATCCTCAGCGATGGCGGAGCCGGAACTGACGACGATCCTCGATTCGAAATCTCGATCGCGTGGCTCGGTGACGACGACGGATCGAGCGGTCGTTGGTTCTCGTGCCTGTGGTCGTCATACACCACTGACGCGTCCTCGCTCGGCCTGTTCTTCTCGAACACCACACCTCCGAATGGCGATGCATTCTTCGACCAAACTCGTCCCCATCACATTCGCGCCAAGGTGACATACAGTAGCTCTAGCACGACGCTGACGCTGTATGCCGAGGGAGAGCAGATCGCGTCTGGATCCGTGGCAATTGGGTCGAAGCCGGTCGATCGTGTTCAGATCGATATCTCCAATTCCAATTTCGTAGACCTGGACAAGTTCGATCAGGGAATCGGATTCGCCACCTTCTGGCGAGACTCGTCCGCCGCTCCTAGTGCTTCTAGCCTGTATGAGGCCATCACTGGATATCCCGGTGAGACGACCAGCGAGCGCATTCTCCGTCTGGCGAGCGAAAGCGGCTACGTGGCCTCCTCGTCGGGCAATCCCGAGGACGAGGCAACTCTCAGCGAGCAGGAGCTGGCAAAGCTCCTGGAGCTCCTCCAGGACGCCTCGGACGCCAACATGGGCTATCTCCTGGAGCGTCGCGACGCGTTGGAGATCTACCACCGAGGACAGAGCACGCTCTGGAATCAGGCCCCCGTCCTCACGCTGGATTTCGCAGACGGGATTATCAGTGCACCGTTCAAGCCTGTCGACGACGACAAGCTGACCGAGAACGACGTCACTGTATCTCGTAAGCGAGATGGCACGCCGATTCGCTATGTCCTGGAGGAGGGCGAGCTCTCGGTCCAGGACTTCCCGAACGGTGTCGGTCGGTACGACAACGACTACGAGTTCATCCTGGACAACGACGAGGATGTCGAGGGCATCGCAGCGATGAAGCTGCACCTCGGCACCTACAACGGAGTCAGGTACACGAGGCTCACGCTCAACCTAGCCAACAAGCGCGTCTATCCGATGCTGCACAAGATTCTGCGTGCAGATGTCGGCGACAAGATCCGACTCCTCAACATCCCTCTCGACCATGGCCCTGGTCCGGTTGACATCCTCATTCAGGGCTACTCCGAGGTGATCGGCGAGGAGGAATGGAGCATCACGTTCAACTGCATTCCGGGTGACCCCTGGAGCGCTGGCCAGGTTGACTCAGAGGGCGACACCAGTCCGCAGATCTGGATGGACACGTCCGGATGTGTTTCCGCCGACACGGCGGACACGACGCAGAACCAGATCGATCTGTTCACGACCGCTATCTGGCACTGGACCTCTGATCTGAGCGACAGCCCCTATGACATCCGTGTCGGGGGCGAGGTCATGACGGTGCTCGGTCCGGGCGGACCTGTCAACCCGAACGCTCTGTTCGACACGGACATCTCCTCCTGGGGGAACCAGAACGGATCTTCCATCTGGACGGATGAGGTTGTGCACCCGCATCCTCGTGCTCGGGGCTCACTCAAGTTCACGCCATCAGGAGGCTTCAGCGCTGGTGGTCCTCTGACCGATCTCTCTGCTGTTGGCACCATCACGCCCGGCGTCGTGTACGCAATGGGATACTGGGTGTACTCGCAGAACGGATTCAGCGACTTCCGAGCCGTGGCCGACTGGTACGACTCGGCCGGGACTTACCTGTCCACATCAGGAGCGTCTGCTGTAGTCGCCCCTGCTCGACAGTGGGTGTTCGTCGGGGCGACCGCCACAGCTCCTGCGAGCGCCAGTCGTTACCGTCTCAGGCTGCGCTACGGGGCTGCGGCCACGACTAGCGACATCTACTACGCATGGGCTGCAAGGCTCACCCTTGCTCGTGCCTCGCAGGTGTACGACACGTTCGCCCGCACCCTGTCGGACAGCTGGGGAACGACCGACACCGGACACACATGGACGAACAGCGGCGGAAGCAGCACGGACTTCGACGTCAACGGCTCCGGCGGAACCGTCACGATCACCTCGGCCAACACGTCGAGGTACAGCGTGATCCCGGCGACGTACGCAGATCAGGATGTGAGGGTCAACGTCTCGTCCTCGGCGCTGGCGACCGGGGCATCTCAGTACGCTGGTCCCGTCGCTCGATACATCGACGCCAACAACAGCTACTACGGACGCATCGCCTTCCAGACGAACCAGGCTGTGTCGCTGGTCATCCAGAAGCGCGTCGCTGGTGCACAGACAGACCTGATCAGCGTCACGCTCCCCTGGACTCACGCTGCCAGCCGAGTGTTCGGAGTGCGGCTGTCTGTGCAGGGCTCGACGCTGCGAGCCCGTGCCTGGCCTGTGGCCACGACCACCGAGCCGCGCATCTGGCATGCAGAGGTCGAGGACACCTCTCTCACGGCGGCTGGAAGTATCGGAGTCCGGACCATCACCGGGTCGGGCAACACGAACACCAACCCGGTGTTCACCTATGACGAGTTCGAGACCGTACGTGCACAGAGCTTCAGCGTGACTAGGTCCGAGAACGGAATCGTCAAGAGCCATGTGACCGGCGAGTCGGCTATGCTTGCTGTGCCGAGCTACGTGCAGATGTAGGAGGTGGACAATGCGCAAGCGAGCTGGCATGCGGATCGCAGCCGACATGATGAATGACAACAGCGTGGATAGCCAGACCAGCTCTGGTCTCCTGCTGGCTGACGACTTCAGCTTCCTCAGCTTCCGTGGTCGCAAGCTGAACGGGATCACGAGCATCTCGATTACGCTGGAGTATGTGGGCTCCGATGTTACAGCCAACTCGGCTGGTAACATTGCAGACGTCACTGTTGGCAATCTCCCTGAGGGATGGTGGCCTCCGGAGCAGGTAACCAGCTACTTCGGGAAGAGCGACGACTCCGACGGCAGCTTCACTGTCCAGGTAAATGGCAACATGATTCTCAAGACGATGAACAACGGCGCAACGCTGACAGCCGGGCAGTACGTGTTCCTCGCCATCATGTGGATCAGCGAGAACGACTAAGGGGTGCAACATGGAATGGCTCGCTGGTATGCGCATGACTGCCGAGCGACTGAACGACAACACGGCTGACGAGGAGACGACGGCCGGTTTGACCGTCGCCACGAACTGGTCACTGAATGGTTTCCAAGGTCGCAAGGTCAACGGAATCACGACGATCTATGTTTCGCTCAACAGGACGAGTGCGACCGCGCTTACCGCGTCAGCTGCCGGAGCACTCGGCCCTCAGCTCGTGTGCACGCTTCCCGTGGGATGGCGACCCCCGGACACGGTCATTGAGAACTTCGACAAGAGCGGCACTGCAGATGGGGCTGTATCTATTCTCCCCACTGGGACGTGCACGATTCAGTCGATGAGTCCCACTGCATCCATTGCTCAGAATCAGGACATCACGTTCTTCTGCCAGTGGATCAGCGAGAACAACTAGGAGGCGCAATATGCCGTACGGAACCCCCGAGCAGACCAACGGAACTCACTTCAAGCTGAGGTTCGAATCCGACCCTGTTGAGGCTGGCTACTCGCTCGTGTTCGAGTGCACCATCGCGGACGAGGGAGGGAGCGACCCTGACGCTGCGCAGGCATTCCAGGACCTCGTCGACTTCGTCAACTCAAGCCCCAAGTACAACATCCCCTCTCCCTGGAGCGCGATCCGAACCCAGGAGTTCCAGACTCCTGTGACGCCCACTCCGTAACCCGGCAGAACGCGCTTTCCCTCCGATGGGTAAGATTGCCAGGGTCAGCTGAAAGGAGCCTACGCGATGTCTACCCCCTCTGACGACACGATCCCGGAGAGACTGGCCAGGATCGAAACCAAGGTCGACCAGATCTTGGAGAGGACGCGCGAGGACCGGACCGACTTCCGGTCGAGGATCAGAGCGCTGGAGTACTGGCGGTACGGGACAGGAGCGGCGGTGATCGCTTCAGTGGTCAACCTGATTCCGGGTTCGACCCCGAAGGGCTGAGAGCCCGCGTAAGGCCCGAATGGCTGCCTCTGAGGCCCGCGTACCGACTCTGAGCTACGGAGCCGTTACGCGGGCCTCTACGCCGTTTTACGGATGCTCTCCGGCGGCCGTGTTCGGGTATGATTGGCGTCGGAACACACGACGGGGGAGAAAGCAGGTAGCAAGTATGGCCACTCCACTGAGTGCAGACACCATCCTCACGGTCCTCCGGGCTGAAGGGATCGATGTGCATGAGCACAGCGGCTGGCGGACGCACAACCGCGACTCGGCCACGGGCAAGACGTTCGGCCCAGTCCACGGCGTCCTCATCCACCACACGGCCGGACACGACGACATGGAGTACTGCTATCGAGGCAGCAGCACTCTCCCCGGTCCGCTCTGCCACTCCTGGCTCGGCAAGACCGCAGGTCTCTGGATGATCGGACACGGTCGTGCGAACCACGCTGGTCTGGTTGACAGCGACGTGATCGACGCGCTCATCGCAGAGACCACGCTGCCCAAGGACGACTACGCCGACATGGACGGCAACGACCTCCTGTACGGCCTGGAGTGCGAGAACCTCGGCGACGGCAAGGACCCCTGGCCCGCGTCTCAGTACGCCATCGCCGTCAAGTGGGCCGCCGGACTATGCCGCAAGCATGGCTGGACGGAGAAGTCCGTCGCTGGCCACAAGGAGGTCCAGCCGGGCAAGATCGACCCGACGTTCGACATGGACGACTTCCGTGCCGCCGTCAAGGTCCAGCTCGCCACCAAGCCGGGCGAGTCGGCTCCGACCCCCACGCCGAGCAAGCCCAAGGTCGACCTGAGTCGTCTCGTCACGGCTTCCAAGACCGACCCCGGTGCCGCCCAGGGCCACGTCACCTACATGGCCGGTACCAACCTGGTCGAGAACGCCCTCGTCCGCGAGGGGCTGATGTCGAAGACCTACGCGGGCGACGGCTCGTTCGGCTCGACGACGGTGGCTGCCTACTCCAAGTGGCAGCTGAAGCTGTACCCCGGTGCGAGCACCAAGCCCGGCGGAGACGCCGACGGCATCCCCGGCATGGACTCGCTCAAGAAGCTCGGAGCCAAGTACGGCTTCGACGTCGTCGCCTGAGGAGGCAACATGGTCAGACTCTCGACCAAGAACAAGATCACCATCAGGACCATCATCCAGACGATCGTCGGCCTGGCGGTCGTCGCTCCGATCCTCGTCGACCAGGTCGGCGGGACTGAGGCGGCTGGCTGGCTCGCTGGCGTCGTCGCCGTGGCCGGTGTCGTGACGCGCTTCATGGCGTCCGATCTCGGTCAGAAGCTGATGGGCTTCCTCAACACCGCCGACGAGACCGACAAGAAGTAGAACCTGGAGGAGCTCAGCCGTGGCCATCCCCGAAGGAGTCGAGACAGTAACCGTCAGCAGCGGAGCACCCATGACGCTGCCCGACGGAACCCTGATCCGTGGACATCTACGCTTCATCGCCCCGGACCTCAACGTCATCGGCGACGAGGACTACATCTTCGGTGGTGAGTCTCCGGCTGAGCTCTGCCACGGCGAGTTCAGCATCACGCTCGTCGCGCCGGACGCGACCAACATCACTCCGACCGGATGGACATACACGGTCATCGCGGAGTTCGTCAACGCGCCCGGCTGGACGCGATACATCGACATCACCAAGGACGACCCGGACGTCTTCCTCGACGACGTCATCGTCCTGACGCCGGGCGACATCACCAATCCCGACACCGTGTTCGTTCGCAAGGCGGGCGACACGATGACCGGCGCTCTCACGCTGTCCGGAGCGCCGACGCAGGACCTGCATGCGGCCACCAAGGCGTATGTTGACGCATCCATCCCGGACGACTCCGACTTCGTGCACAAGACCGGCGACACGATGACTGGCGAGCTCGTGCTCGCTGGTGACCCCACGGTCGCGCTCGGAGCCGCACCCAAGCAGTACGTCGACCAGGCGGAGGCGGACGCCGTAACGGCCGCTACGGCGGCAGCGGCAGCCGAGTCGGTGAGTTTGTCCGGCGACACAATGACAGGCCCGCTAATCCTGAGCGGAGCCCCGGCAACGGGCCTCGGAGCGGCGACGAAGGACTATGCCGACGCGGGCGACGACGGACGAGTGGCCGTCTCGGGCGACACCATGACCGGTCCTCTGGTTCTTTCGGGTGCTCCGACCGAGGACCTCCAGGCGTCGACGAAGAAGTATGTCGACGACGAGGTGGCTGGTGCAGTCGCGGACGCTGACGGCAAGTTCGTCGAGCTCGCGGGCGACACCATGACGGGGCCGCTGACGCTGCCCGGGAATCCCTCCACGGATCTCCAGGCGACACCCAAGCAGTACGTCGACGCAGCAGCACAGGCTGCCGAGGATGCCGCCATCGCTGCGGCCGCAGCCGAGTCGGTATCGCTGACTGGCGATACGATGACTGGACCTCTTGTCCTGCCTGCAACTTCTCCCGCGACTGACAACCAGGCCGCTCGCAAGAAGTACGTTGACGACACGGCTGACGCTGCTCGTGCCGCTGCTGTGGCCACGGCTGCCTCTGAGTCGGTGTCTCTTGCTGGTGACACCATGACCGGTCCGCTCGTCCTAAGCGCCGACCCGGTTGACGATCTCGGTGCAGCCACCAAGCAGTATGTCGACGGGTTCGTCCCCGATCTGAGCGGCTATCTCCCCAAGTCCGGCGGCACCATGACGGGCGACCTCGTCCTCGCGGCCGACCCGGATGCTCCGCTTGAGGCGAGCACGAAGCAGTACACCGACGACGGAGACTCCACGGTCCAGGCCTCTGTAGACGCCCTCGATGGAGAGGTCGTCAAGCTGACCGGAGCCCAGACCGTGGCTGGCGTCAAGACGTTCTCGTCCATCCCGATCGGACCTGCTGTCGATCCGACCGTTGCGAACGAGCTGACCCGCAAGAGCTACGTGGATTCTGCCGACGCTACGAACGCCAGCGACATCGACGCTGTCGCGTCCGACCTCTCGACTCTCGACGGGGCCGTGGTCAAGCTGACCGGAGCTCAGACGGTGGCCGGGGTGAAGACCTTCAGCGACATCCCTGTGGGGCCTGCCAGCGACCCGACGACGGCCAATCAGCTGACTCGCAAGCAGTATGTCGACGACCGCATCCCGGACACGAGCGACTTTGTCGACAAGACCAACGACCAGACAGTCGGCGGCATCAAGACTTTCACGTCCATCCCGGTGCTCCCTGCGTCGAATCCGACAACCGACAACCAGTCGTCCCGCAAGGCGTACGTTGACGCCGGTGATGCTGCGGTGCAGAGCAACGTCGACACGCTCGACGGAGAGGTCGTCAAGCTCACTGGGTCGCAGACTGTCGCTGGCGTGAAGACCTTCTCATCCATCCCGGTGTTGCCGGCATCCGACCCGACGACCGCCAACGAGGCATCTCGCAAGTCATATGTGGACGCGGGTGACTCTGCGGTCCAGTCCGACGTCGACGCTGTGGCCTCCGACCTGGCCACGTTGGATGGCGAAGTAGTCAAGCTCACCGGCGCTCAGACCGTCGCGGGGGTCAAGACCTTCTCCTCCGTTCCGGTCGGTCCGGCCTCGGACCCGGTTGGCGACAACGACCTGGCACGCAAGCTGTACGTCGACACGGCCGACGCTGCAAACGCGAGCGATATCTCTGGTGTCGCATCCGATCTCGCGACGCTGGACGGCGAGGTCGTCAAGCTGACTGGCGATCAGACCGTCAGCGGTATCAAGACCTTCACAAGCACGGTGCAGATCGAATCCGCCACCGACGCAGTCGCAGAGGCGTCGCTCATCGGAGCTGACACCTTCGACAGCTATCAGCGTTCGCACCGAGGACGAGAGGGATGGGGTCCGGGCAACGCCACGAGGGACACGTTCCTGGAGCGTACAGCTATCGGAGTCCTTCTCGCATCCGACCAGATTCGCGCCAACGGTGCCGCCCCCTCCAACGCGGCCGACCTGACGCGCAAGGACTACGTCGATGGCCTCGATGGGGCCAACGTCAAGCTGACTGGTGCTCAGACGGTTGCAGGCGTGAAGACGTTCTCGTCCATTCCCGTGGGGCCTGCATCCGATCCGACCACAGCCAATCAGCTGACGCGCAAGTCATATGTGGACGCGGGTGACTCTGCGAACGCCAGCGACATCACAACGTTGGACGGAGAGGTGGTTAAGCTCACTGGCGATCAGTCTGTTGCCGGCATCAAGACCTTCTCTGCAATTCCCGTGGGACCCGCCAGCGACCCCACGACAGACAACCAGCTCAGCAGGAAGCTGTACGTTGACTCTGGTATCGCTGTGGTCCAGGGCAACGTTGACGACGTGGTCTCGGATCTGTCCACGCTCGACGGGGCTGTTGTCAAGCTCACGGGCGACCAGACCGTGGCCGGTATCAAGACGTTCTCCAGCATCCCTGTGGGACCGGGCTCCGACCCGACGACGGGTAACCAGTTGACGCGTAAGACCTACGTGGACAACCTCGACGGGGCCAACGTCAAGCTCACCGGATCGCAGTCTGTTGCAGGAGTGAAGACGTTCTCTTCACAGCCGGTGTTCTCGTCCGGGATCAACGTCAGCGCCGGGCTCGGGTCGGACCGGTTCGCGAGGAAGACCGCGAGCACATCCAGGGCCAGCACGACTACGACAACTGTTGACCCGCACCTGGTGGTTGCTGTCGAGGCCAACGCGACGTACAACGTGTTGGCGAACCTGGTTTGGCGTCCGTCTGGATCCGGAGGATTTCGATTCAAGTTCACGGGTCCTTCCGGTGCAGAGATGATCTATATCGACAACGACAGCGGATCCGTTCTGACGATCAACAGCGAGCTCACATTCAACGTGACGACTGGCGCAAGCGTCGGCGGCATTCTCGTCACCGCTGGAACTGCCGGCAACCTCTCGTTGTTCTGGGCTCAGAACGTGTCCAACGCAACCAACACGACGCTCAATGAGCACTCCGGCCTCTGGGTTCGTCGGGTAGCATAGAAGTCCGCGACGGATGAGTGTCCGTCCGGAAATGGAGCTACGATGGCCGACCTGAAGCTGTACATACTGGGCTTCCCCCAGGAGTTCCGAGGGAACCACTGGAAGCGGGATGTCGAGCATGCTGCGATAGCTCTGGGATGGGACGTCGTTCACGAGGCCGCCCGTGCGGCCGACCCGGAAGAGGTCCTGCGCCGCGCCAAGGACGCGGACCTCTTCCTGTGGTTGCGGACGCACATGAACGATCCGCATGGAGACGCCTACAGGATGCTGAGGCGGATCGAGGACGTAGGCGTCCCCACTGTCGGGATGCACATGGACCTGTACTGGAATCTTCCGCAGCGAGAGCCGCTGGTCAACGTCCAGCAGAACCCATGGTGGTCCTGCCAGCGCGTCTACACGGCCGATGGCGGGCATCAAGATGAGTTCGCTGAACGCGGGGTCAACCACTTCTGGATGCCGCCCGGCATGGGCGATGCATGGCTCGGTCGCGCCATGATCCCGCCCCGATGCAGGTTCAAGAAGCGTTATGCATTCGTCGGCAGCAATTCCAGGGGCATCCACGGCGACCACCGATCGCAGCTCATCAGCTGGTGCAAGCGCGAGTACAGAAGCGGATTCCAGCACTACGGAACCCACAACAAGATCTACGGTGCAGAGCTGAGCCAGGTGTACTCGGTCGCACGCGTCGTGTTCGGAGACTCTGCACCTTCTGATTACTACTGGTCCGACCGCGTTCCCACAACGATGGGCAGGGGCGGCGTGCTCGCCTATCCCAGGACGCCAGGGCTGGAGGAGCAGGGCTACAACGAGACGAACATGATCCTGTTCGACAGGTACGAGTTCGAAGATCTCGGAGAGCGCATTGCGAGCATGACGACGAAGGACCTTGACGACGTGCGAGAGGCCGCGCTCACCGTCACGGAAGAACGACACATGTGGCGGCACCGGCTGCTGCAGATCAAGGAGGAGGTTCTGGGATGAGGGTCATCATCGCTGCCAGCGGCAGCCAGGCCAAGTGGGATCGACATCTCGGCGTGTCCTCGCACTTCGTCCCACTCACACGCCACGGTGGACAGCCGCTCATCATGCGCACCATCGAGCAGCTTCAGCGGTACGGACACGAGGTGCACGTCACAATCCCTGGCGACCCGGCATATCAGGTCTTGCCGGCAACCAAGCATCTCATACAGGGTCCTCGTCCTAGCGAGTATGCTGCATGCCGGCATATCTGGGACGACGAGGGACGCACCATCCTCCTGCTTGGCGATGTGTACTTCACCGACCAAGCCCTGGATCGAATCATGCTGTTCGCTAAGAGGCAGTACATGGTGTTCGGTCGCTATGGTCCTAGCCGGATCACCGGCACTCCATATGGCGAGATCTTCGCTGCGAGCTGGTGGGGCGAACACCACCTCCAGATGGACGAGCATCTCGCAACAGTGCACAAGCTCAGGGCTGAGGGAACGATCACTCGTCCGCCCGGCTGGATGCTGCTCAGGGCCTGGCAGCGAACACCGCTGAACAAGCACAAGGTCCAGCGCAAGCACTTCATGCAGATCAACGACGAGACGGACGACATCGACTTCCCGGCCGACTACGCTCGTCACCCCGCAACAAGGAGCAACTGATGGGCAGCGTGTTCGTTGACTTCCCGAGCCTGGTGACGAATCTCGACGTGCAGGTCAACCACCTGATCCACGTCGGTGCACACCGGGGCGAGGAGGTTGAGTTCTACAAGCAGGCCAACGCCGGACACATCACCCTGGTCGAGCCGATCCCCGAGCTGGCCGAGCTCCTTCGCGACCGGTACGAGGAGGACGCGACGGTCACCATCGTCGAGGCCGCGTGCGGCCCCGCTCCGACCACCGCCACGCTTAACATCATGCAGAAGACCAACCTCTCGACCCTGCACGAGCCACAGAGAGGAGACCGGCTCGATCGGATCATCCAGGTTCCTGTGGTCCGGCTCGACAGCATCCAGGGCGACGCCAACGTGGCCGTGATCGACGCACAGGGCCTGGAGCTGGAAGTCCTGGGTGCGGCCGACATGAGCAAGTTCGACCTCGTGATCGCCGAGTGCTGCACCAAGGACGACCCGACCATCGCCGTGGGCTACGACGCCATGGTCGAGTTCATGGCCAGCGTTGGGTTCCGCGAGGCCAACAAGTGGTCGCGCGACTACCAGTGGATCAACAAGTGGTCGCGCGGGACCAAGGCGAGATTCTTCCGGGGAGACGGCTCGGTGTACGACGCGGCGTTCGTGCCCGGCGAGCCCGAGTGAAGATTTCTGCATAAAGAGGTTTTGATCTTCATGGACATGGGGTAAAGTTCTTCTTGTAAGGACAACAGGAAGCCCCAAGGAGGCACCTCATGAACGCCATCACCACCGCCGCTGAGTTCGAGGCCGCCGCGTACTCCGGCTACGTCAGCCGGGGCATCGGCGACACGGACGGCTGGTTCCACCCGATCGACCGCAACGCCTTCGTCGACGCCATGCGGCTCCGTCTCCCGGTCGCCCCGGAGGACTTCAGCCGATACAACGACACCGAGTTCCGTCCGACCCAGCAGCAGTGCGACATGTACAACCGCTCCTTCGGTGGCAAGCCGAAGAGCCTGCGCCTCGCGGTCCGCACGGACAAGGGCTGGAGGACGGTCGAGGTTGCCGGCACGAAGGACGCCCACGAGGTTCTGTCCCGGCTCGCCGCCACGGTCGGCTGGCTGGAGGCTCGCCTGGAGGACTACGTGATGCTGGACACCTACACCTGGGTCCCGCAGATCAGGATGCTGTTCGGCTCCTTCGTCAAGGGAAACGTCGCCATCACGGACCGCAAGAAGGCTCGCCAGGGCGACAAGTTCGGCAAGATGGCCGAGCTCCTGGAGTACAGCGAGACCCACAGTCTGTAAGGGTTGAGAATGCAAAAGAGCCCCGCCTCCCTCACCGGGAGACGGGGCTCTTCGCCGTTACGATGCCGGCATGAGGGCTCGCTGGCCGCGTAACGGCCGAACGGGGTGGGTCCGGTACCTTGGCCCACCCCGTCGGAGTTCGCTCGTTACGCGCCCGCCTACGGCTTCTCAGTCGTTCTTGAAGACGAGCGGCAGGTGCTTGGACATCTGCGGGATCGGACCCCGCAGCAGGACTCGTCGGAACCGGCCGTCGCAGACGACCACCTTGCCGGTGTCGGTCTCGCTCCGCAGAAGCCGTCCGATCCCCTGGACGAGACGGGTGTGCATGCACTCGTTGCTGTACGAGAACTGCATGTCACGCGTCTTCCCGCCGATCGCGTTGTGCAGGAGCGTTGGCACGGAGTAGGGCAGCTTCCAGATGGCGACCAGGCTGAGCGCCGGACCGGCGACGTCGACGCCCTTCCAGAAGCTCTCGACGCCCACGAGGATGGCGTTGCCGTCTTCCCTGAACGCCTTCACCAGACCGGGGTTCGCGGACGTGTTACCGGGCTCCTGGCACAGCACGAGACGCTTACCCTGGTATCGCTTGGCTGCCAGGTTGTACAGCCGATCGGCGTCGACATTGGACGTCGCCAGGATGAGCACGCCGCCCTTGGTCGAGTCGATGTGTTCGGCGAGCATCTCCCAGCGCTGGTCGAACCAGCCACGGTTCTGCCAGTCGCCGGGGTCCATGCCGGCATCCACGACGACGCCCTCGCAGTTGTTCTTCCAGTCGAACATCTGCGGGATGAAGTCCGGCTTGGACGCAGGGTAGCCGGTGCGACGCGGCAGAGACGCAGGGACCGTGGCCGAGATCATCCGGGGCTGCCAGCGACGGCACGCGTCCTGCACGTGGAGCCCGACGTTGAGCACGTCCCAGTGGATGCCGTTGGGGTCGATCCAGGTCAGGGCTGCACCCTTGTCCCACTCCTCCTTGGAGGAGATCTCCACGGCCTCGATGCGACGCTGGAGGAAGCCCAGTGCGTTCTCGGTCTCGTCCGGGTCCTCGATCTCCATCTCCATGATGCGAGGATCGTTCTTGACCTCGTGCTCCAGGCCCCGAAGGATCGCCAGGACCTCGGCCCGCTCCGGGTCGCTGAGCGCCCGGTCCTTGAGCCGCTTGGCCGGGGACTTGGCGTCCGCCGACCGACCCTCGGCGATCTCGCTCTGGATGTACTTGTCGACGACGTCCTTGATCCCCTCCTGGAGAACCTTGGAGAGGTCCGGACCTAGCACGCGTCCGCCGGTCGGCGTCAGCTCCCAGCCCAGCGAGTCTCGGACAGTTGCCGGCAACTGCTGAGCCTCGTCCACGTACGGCTGTCCGAACGGGATGAGGTGCACAGCGCCATCGGTCTGGTCGTACAGCTTGGAGTTGACCAGCCACATCGAGGTGTTGGTCAGGACAACATCCGCCTCGTGGCTGAGCAGGCGAGCCCGCTTGGCCCAGCAGATGCCGCCGTCGTGTTCGCAGTCCTCGCGCATGCACACGCCCTCACCGGCGCACGAGACGCAGCGACCACCGCCGTTGCAGGGGTTGATGACGCCGTCGATCGGCTTGGCCTCCTCCGGGCCACGCATCAGGCCGACGTCGGCACAACGCCGCATCATGGCCTTGTACTCCTTGCCGTCCTCGTTGTTGGCGGACGCACACGCGTAGTGGCGACGCCCCTTGACGACCGCGTACGTGAACCGGCCGGACTCCGCCATGCGCGGGAGGTCCTTGGCTGCGTACTGGTCCAGCAGCGTGTTGTCGGCCGCGATGATGACGGAGTGGTCACCCGTCAGCTCCGAGTTCGCAGCCGCGTGCGCGATGGCCGCGAACGACTTACCGACGCCGGTCGGAGCCTGGACGTACCGGGCTCCTCCGTCGCTCAGGAACCGCAGCAGATCCACCTGTCGCGGACGCGGGTTGATGCCGGCATCCGCCATGATCTCAAGGGCGGTCTCGAAGACTCCTTGGGTCATTGCCCTAACTCCTTGTTGTGCAATTCGGTATTCGGTTCTTTCGGACTTCGAGATTTTACCCTGGACGGGGCCGCCCGGCAAATGACCAGACGAGCGGCCCCAGGGTGCTCAGCTCATCTTGAGCAGGTCGATCCTGTGCTTGCGAAGCCACATGATCGCGTGTCGGGTCGCGTCCCTGGCGTGATCCGGACCCGGTGTGTACATCGCCATCAGCTTGAGGCGCTCGTCCGTCATGACGGACTTGGCGTCTCCAGGAGACTGCCAGTACGGCTCGAACTGTGCTCGCTCGCCGCTTGCCAGCTTCAGGCCACGCCACAGCTGGTAGTCCACCTTGTGGCCGATGCGGACCGGCGAGAGGAGCTCGCGCCCCTTGATGGCCGACCGGAGGATGAAGTCCTCGATGACCATGTCCGCCCGGTCCGGCGAGAACGACCGATTGGCGAACCAGCGCAGGATGGACAGTGTCTGCTCGTTCTCCGAGCCGTTGAGACAGTCCGCTTGCCAGGCGAGCAGGCACTTCTGCAACGGGATCGTGCTGGTAGCCAGGCCCTGCTCCCAGTACCAGATCGTACAGATCCCAGTTGAGCCGCCGGGGTCGACGGCTGTGATGGAGGAGAACGGCACGAGGTCGTCATCCTCCTCTGCCCTCAGGCGCTGGATCCCGTTGGAGGATCCGCCCGACGGCTCCCTAGTGGCCCAGGACCAATCCACTCAGAGAACTCCTCTCCAGCCGTTGCGGGCGATGTAGCGCCAGCGGAAGATCCGCTCCTTGATGGAGAGGTCCTTGTTGCGGTGGATGATCTCAACCGCAGAGCCGTGCCCTCCGAGCATCTGGGCGATCGCCTTGAGCTCGCAGGCCAGCTTCGGCCACTCGCCCTCGTCGAAGTCGTCGCCCTCTTCGAAGTCCCAGATGCCGCCGTCCCATATGCGGACCGGGGCGTTGGTCGCGTCGGCCACAGCCCTCACAGCGCCTTGTTCCCGACGAGGACCTGCCACATGCTGACCTCCGCCATCGAGGCCGGGCGGACACGCCCCTGACGAGGACTGTTGTGGTTCTCGTCCTTGGCGTCGAACACCAGGTTGACGACACGAGCGTCGCGTCCCGACCCGGTCACGACGAAGCCGAGCCCCACGCCCACGGCCTTCTCACGGTCGTTGCGCCACTGCATAGTTGCCTCTCACTCTCCGCCGAGCAGGCGGTTGTCGTTCTGTTCCACCGCACGAGCGAAGATCTCCGTCATGGAGCCCTCCGCTCGGATGCGGGCAGCCAGCTCCACGTTGCCGACATAGCCGTTCGGCATTGCTTCCACTGCTGCTGCCACGCCGAGCGCGATCAGCTCGGGCAGCGACTTGTTGCCACGAGCCTCCAGCATAGCCGTGGCTGCGGCCTCGTACGCGTCCTCCAGGCACCGGAGCGCCTGTTCCTGAATGGTCATCTTCCGCCTGTTGCAGTCGTCGATGCCGAGCCCCGCCTTGCCATCCCAGCTGTCGCCCTTGTCCGTGTTGCACGACTCACACATCAGCTGGAGGTTGCCCAGGGCTCTCGGGTGTCCGCCCTTGGACAAAGGACGGATGTGGTCGACAGTCAGCTTGTCATTTGGGAACTGTTCCTTGCACCCTTGACATATCAGACCATCTCGCGCTACGAGCTTACGTCTGTTCTTCGCGATCCCCTTCTTCGCCATCACCAACCCATTTGATTCGGAGTCCGAGTTGGTCAGACGCCTTGGCCCATTCCCGGAATGCCTCGACAGAGGCGTCGTCCCGGAATCTGGCTATTGCGTGCAGCACCGATCCTCGTTCTATGTACAGGTATGTTCCCTTGCGCCCCGGTGCACCCGAGATCGTAAGGTCCCCCGGATGCTCAGTTGTATCCGAGGACGATGTTGTCTCCGAGCTCGATCTCTGCATTGCCGACCTCCTCGATCAGATTGCAGATCTGAGCGTGCGGCTCGCTGGGGATCATGCTGCAGTTCGAGCAGCAGAATCCTGCGACGATGCCCGTGCGCTGCGCCACGCGCTTGCAGCTCAGCGTCCTGCACTCACCCTTGCTTGCCACGTGCGTCCTCGTTCTCTTTGTGCTCTGCACATTCCCAGCCGCCCTCTCCGTCAGCGCGGATCAGGTCGCCTTCCTCGAAGCTCTCGGTTATGCACTCGTAGTGCGAGCACGCTCCGCCGTAGTTGGCGTGGAACGCCGGACCCTTCTTGTTCGGCTCTCCACCGAACGTCATCGAGGGACTCACCGACCGCGCCCGTTCCCGCTGGAACCGGCCCAGATGAGCACGGCTGCGACGATGATGATCACCAAGATGCTCTTCCCTGAGATGCTCTTGCTGCTGTCCTCGGCAGCGAGCAGAAAGCTCAGAGTTGACGCAGGCACTTGACCTCCAGGAGTTCCGCAGCGAAGTACCAGTCGATACCGCTGCCTATCTTGTCGAGCTCGAAGCTCCGCTTGTACGCGTCCGCGTTTTCGCCCGACAGCAGGGAGCGCGCGGCCTTCTCGTGGTAGCCGGTCTTCATGAGTTCGCAGAGCTGGTTGCGCTTATAGTTGATGGCGTCGTTCCAGCCGAGATCCACGATGCCAGCCGTCATGTACAGACGTTCGTTGTCCCACGGGTCCGGCTTCAGCGGGTCCTTGGGGCGGTACGTCGAGGAGGCCTGCGGCAGTTCGCCCTTGGCGTTGCCGTCGTTGTCGCTGCGCGCCTCTCCTCCGCTGGCGATCGCCGCCACCCAGACCAGCACCACGAGGCCGATGACGAACACGATGCGCCGAACCCAGCGACGGGCACGGCTGTCGTTCTGTCCGGGCTCCCAGTTGTAGTCGAGCTCCATTGCTATTGCCTCCAGATCTCTCGCCATCGGACTCGGCCGGTGACCCAGAACCAGATCATCCGTGGCTTGGTTGCGTACCGCCAGACGCGGTCGTACGCGCCGAAGTATCCCTCGAACGCATGGATATGGAAATACGCCTGGCAAGATTCGCACCAGTAGAGTCCACCGACCCGGAGAAGCTCAGGCTCCGGCAGGTGTGCGCATTCCTCTTTGTGTGGCATGCCGCTCACAGCCACGACCCCTTTCCGTCGCACAGCCCGGCGAGCCGGACGATCCAGTGAATCGGACTCCACCTGAATCGCCAGCACGCCGGGCAGATCATGCGCTCGCGCATACCTTACTTGAGACCGGGCCGACGGCCGATGGTGTGGAACAGCGGCTTGAACGACCGCTGCTCGTCCTTGGCCCAGGGCTTGTCGCACTGGCCCTCCGGAGACTCCCATCCCTGGAAGGTGCACTTGGCTCCCATGCGACCCTGGCCGTTGCACAGGCCGCACTTGCCCTTGGTCCCGTAGACCTCGTCGACGACGACCTCGCCGTCACCCAGGCACTCGATGCAGAGCGTGCCGGTCTTCTCGCAGGAGATCTTGATGTACGGCTCCAGCCAGGGCGACTGCTCCAGGATCGCCGTGCGCATCTTGCGCATGACGTCGACCATCTCCCACATGAACATGGAGCAGCCTCGGTACGCGAAGACGTTGATGAACTCCCGTACCGTGTAGGTGCACTGGATGAAGTTCACCGTGCCCTCGGGCAGGATGAAGCGGGCGTCCTGGTACGAGATGTCGCGGTCGCATGCCACCTGGTACGCGTCCCACGCGGCCTCAGTCGCCTTCTGGAAGACAGCGCGGGCGACCGGGTCCTTCCAGACGGACAGCGGCATGCGAACGTCGGGTCGGTCGCCGTACCACGTCGCTCGCTGGCTCTGCTGGTGGAAGGCCGCGTTGCGCGAGCGGACGAGCTGATGGGTCAGAGCCCGGCTCGCGTTGAAGACCTGGAAGACGATCGACTGCGTCTCGAGCGCGGACTGGAGTCCGCCTCGCATCATCTCCTCCCAGTCCCTGTCGTCGTCCCCGCCGTCCGGGGCGAGACCGACCGTGGCCCGCGTTGCGGACGAGAGCACGGCCTTGAACAGGTCCTGGTCGACGCCCTGGACGAGCTTGACCTGCAGACCGGCGGTGCCCGTGTAGATGTCGCCGTTGTCCGTCGGCGACACGTGCTCGCCGTCGTTGACCGAGTGCTTGTTGAAGGCGACGTCGGCGAGCGTGATGTTGCCGTGGTCGTTCGGCTCGTGCACGAAGTGCGCGCTGGAACCGAACGGGGCGAACGGCTGCTCCATGCGGTGGTTGTCCAGCCAGGCCGGGATGTTGTTGCCGATGCTCACTGGTTGTTCTCCTTGCGGATCTCGTCGATGATGGCCTCGCCCCACGCCACGAACACAGCGGCGTTCTGCACGACCTCGTCGAACAGCTTGCGGAGGTCCGTCTCGCTGGCGGCCTCCATGAACTCCTCGGCGGCGATGGTGAGCCAGTCGTCCTGCCCCGCCTCGTGGTTGGCGTCGCAGATCGTCTTCCACTGGTCGGCCAGGAGCTTGAAGCCCTCGTGCCCGGTGCCGTGCGGATGGCGCTGTACGCCCCACTTCTCCAGCTGCCTCTGCCTCTCGGCTCGGACGGCCGCCATCATCGCGAGATGATTGGAGTCCAGCTGTACCCTGTCGCTCATTCCGTTCCTGTTCTGTGAAAGCCGTAGGAGCCCGCGTAACGGATCGCGGGGACGGCGTCGGTACCTTCTACCGGCGGACCGGGGCTCGGCCGCCTACGGGGCGCGTAGGCCCCCTGCCGAGGTCAGTCCGTGCCCGGCGTCACGGAGCCTCCGGCCGCGATCCGCTCGATCACAGCGGTGGCGTCTTCCTCGGTCATGCCCATGACGGTGCCGGGGATGACCTGCATGGGCTGGGTCTTCTCGGCCTCCTTGATCGACCAGTCCACGACGTGCTGTCGCGGTCGCTCCGCCCTGGGCCACGTGATCTTGATGGACTGCGTCGTCTCTCCGTCCGGCGTCACCGGGGCGACCGGGCTGACCGGGCGGACTCGCTCCTTGACGGCCTGCATGGCGGCGGCCGTGGCCATGGCGCGAGCCGGGTTCGGGGGTGCGGGCGTCTCCTGGGTCTGCTCGGAAGCCCGCTCCGTGTCGCCGTACGGCTTGACGCTCTGCGACCACTTCTGCTGGAGAGCCTCGTAGTCCGGCTCCTCCCAGCGCTCCTCAGTGATGGCGACGACGTTGACGATGATCGTCTCCAGGTCCGTCGGCATGATGAACTGCTTGTGTCCGTTCACGTTGACGAACTGGATGGCGTAGTCCCGCAGCGACAGGGCCGACTTGGCCTGCTGCTCCAGGTCCTCCAGCTCCCAGCCCGTGTGCACCTGCTTGTGCTGCGCTCGGTACTGGCGTCCGCTGTGCGCGACGTAGATCAGCTCGACGGTGGCGATCTGGCTCATCGGGAAAGCTCCTTCTGCATCTTGCGTGTCTTGGCGGTCTTGGCCTGAACGAGGTGCACCAGCATGCTTCGCTGGAACATCTGACTTCCCTTGCGACGCCGGGTCGCCCGCTGGTATGTGCGGACGCGGCGCATGGTGTCGGTCATGTCACTTCCAGTTCACGATCACGGGGGTGTCCGTCCAGACCCACGTCTTGAAGGCCCAGAACGCCGCGATGAACACGACGACCGGGCACACGTTCCAGACGACGGTCAGGGCGACCCGCTGCCAGAGCGTCAGGTCCTCCTTGGTCTCGTACAGAACCCGCAGGCTCAGCTTCCGGAACATGCGCCCGGTCCTCTCAGTCAGGGTCGATGACCCACATGTGTGAGCAGTGCACTGTCTTACCGTAGAACGGCTTCTTCTCGACCCGCATCAGCACGAAGTCGTGGCCGAGCTTGATGTCCCAGAGGGCATCCTTGAGCTTCGGATACAGCCACCTGTTGACCTTGACAGTCATCAGGCCGGACTCGTCCTCCATGTACAGCGTCATGCTGTCCTTGAGGTCTGGGTCCTTGACCGTGGCCGGGTCGAGCTCGTCACCCGTTCGAGACCTGTGGTTCTCAAACAGATCTTGGAGGTTTCGGGCTCGGACCGTGCCAAGTATAACGTGTCGCGATTTCCGAGCCTCGTAGGGGATGTTGTCCGCCAGCGTATCGGGCACGGGGCAGCTTCCGAGCTCACCGCGCCGGATGGCGCTCACGATCGTCGCAGCGCCGTTCTTCAGCTTGTCCAGCTCGAACGGATCGTCGCGCTCGCAGAAGTCCTTGATCTTCTGCATCTTGGCCGGTCCGATGCCTCGCACCTTGATGAGGTCGTCCCAGGCGTCGAACCCGCCCATGTCGTCGCGCGTCTCCAGGATAGCCCTGGCGTACGACTCACCAATGCCGCTGATCTGGTGGAAGCCCGCCTGCACGCCACGCTTGCTCGGATGGATCTCCCATGTCTCTCCAGAGCTGTTAAGCTCCGGCGGGAAGATGCGGAAGTCCCGGCCGTAGCGCTCATCGCCCGCGTCCCGCATCAGGGTGATGTGCTTGCCCTTCTTCGGGTCTGGATCCGTCTTCCGCAGCTGGGCTGCGTAGAATGCGAGCGGATGGTGCTGCTTCAGCCACTGGCACCAGAAGGCGAGCATGCTGTACGACACGCAGTGCGCCATGTTGAAGGCGTACGTGCCCGACGTGACCAGCTTCTTCCATATCTTGTCTGCCAGCGCATCGTCAATCCCCTGGGAGCGCGAGCCCTCAAGGAACGTCTGATACAGCTTGTTGAATGCAGCCTCACCCTTCTTCTGCGAGATCACCTTGCGGATCTCAGAAGCGTGCACCCAAGGGAACTTGCCGACGTTCCGACACAGCGCGAGGATCTGCTCCTGATAGATGATCTGGTACTGGCTGTAGTGCGTCAGCTCGTCTACCAGTGGATGAAGATGCTCCACCTTCTGGCGTCCGTGTTTGACCGCGATGTAGTCGCCAGTCGAACCACTGTGAAGCGGCCCAGGTCGAGATAGCGCGTTGATGTCACAGAGTTCAAGGAATGTCGTGGGTGCCACTTCTTGGCAGACCATACGAGTAGTACGACCCTCGAACTGGAAGATGCCAACAACATCAGCCCGCCGGAATGCGTCGAGCGTCTTCTCATCCTCCATCGAAATTGCATACAGATCCTCCAGCGACATCCCGATCAGGTCGAGCGCGATTCGGATCATTCCCATGGTGGTGAGTCCGAGCGCGTCCAGCTTGAGCAGGCCGAGATACTCTCCGTCGTACTTGTCGACGGAAAGCACTGCCAACGACTTCTTCTCCTTTCCGACATTGTCCTTGGTGTACGTGGCCACGTACTCGTGAAGCGGCTTCGCCCCAACAACCACACCAGCCGCGTGAACGCCGAACCCCTTGAGGTTGCCCTCCAGCTGGATGGCACGGTGCAGATCGGGGAACTCCTCGAAGACCTCCTTGGCCTGAGGGAAAGCCTCGACCGTGTCGGCCAGCGAAGCGTCGAATCGGGAGTCACCACCCGACCGCTCGACGATGACCTCCTTGACCTGCTCAGCCTTGAACTTGGGAATCTCGTACACGCGGGCGACGTCGTCGATCGAGTTCTTGCCACGGTATCGGGTGTAGGTTCCGATGTTGCCGACCCGGTCGATCCCGTACCGCTTGATCATGTGCTGTCGGACGTAGTCTCGATTCTCGTCATCGAAGTCGAGGTCAACGTCCGGCAGGTCGTGGCGGTTGGGGTCAATAAATCGCTCGAACATCATCTGCGGATACAGCATCGGATCGATCTCAGTGATGCGGAGGAGATAGCACACCAGCGACGCGGCAGCTGATCCGCGCGCCGGTCCGACCGGGATGCCGGCATCCTTGGTGTGACGGACAGCATCCGACAGCATGAGGAAGTAGTCGACGAAGTCCTTGCTGACGATCAGATCGAGCTCGTACTCGGCACGCGCCTTGTAGTTGAGCTGCCTGTCGCGCGGGAACTTGTTGAAGCCTCGGTACTTCCATCCGTCGTTCATCCACTTGCGGATCATGTCGACCGAGGACATGCCCTCTCGATATCCAGCCTCGCCCTCGATCGGATAGCGAACTCGGTCCATCTTCGGGAGCAGCACCTGGCACCGCTCGGCGATCTCAGCCGTGGAAGCGATCGCCTCCTCAGCCCCGCGCTTCGAGAGCCCGGTCCCGCGCAGCCGGTCGTACACCATCTTGTCCGACGTTGGGAACGTCAGGCGGATGTCGTACTCCCAGCCCGCCTCGGCTGCGGCCACGGTCCCGATGTTACGGCCAGCGGCATGCAGGATCTTCTGCATCTCGTTGTCCTCGGGGAACGGATAGTGGCAATCCGATGTGGCTGCCAGCTTGATCCCGTACTTCCTCCCCATACGCTCGTACCACTGGTTCAGCTGTCCCGAGCGTGCCAGCTCGGGGAACTGCTGGGTCTCCAGGTAGTACCGGTCACCGAACAACTTCTGGAAGCTGCGCATGGTCTTGATGGCAGCCCGCTCGTCGCCCTCGCGGATCCACTTGCCCCCGAGGAGGTTGTTGGCGAGCATGCTGTCAGCACAACCCGAGAGGCAGATGAGCCCCTCATGATGGTCCTTGAGCATCTCGCCCGTCACGGTCGGCCAGCGGTAGAACCCCTCGGCCCAGGACCGCGTCACGATCTGGTTCAGGTTGTGCAGTCCGGTCTCGTCCATCGCAAGCAGCGTCAGATGTGCCTTCTGCGACATGCCGACTCGCACCTTGCCGGTCTTGTCGACCCACTCCATCTCTCGCATGTTCGACGGAGCGGTATATGCCTCCAGTCCGAACACCGGACGAACTCCGTACTTCTGACACGACAGCATGTGCTTGACGTGGGACGAGATGTTGCCGTGCTCCGTCAGGGCGAGAGCCGACATCCCGAGATCGGCCGCTCGCTTGGCGTGCGCGTCGGGCGATCCGTATCCGTCCATGTACGAATATGTCGAATGATGGTGCAGCGACACATACTTCATTTGCAGTTGATCCTCACCCATGGGGAAGGCTCCAGCACAGCGCCTATCCGATTGCCGTCAGCGACCTGTTCCTCAAGCCACTTGAGATACTTATCCAGATCATTCCGCGACACCTGGCAGATGCGGCTGGCCGCCTCCTTCAGCGCCACGGCTCGCCCGGAAATATACCTGTCCTTGTTGCCGGCATCCATCTCGGATTTGGCTCGAAGGATCTCGTCCAGCAACCATGAGACAGTCGCTCTGCTGGGGGCTCCCGACATGTGTAGTCCTTTCAGCGGGAGGGCCGACCGTCCACCGGAGGGGTGGCAGACGGTCGGCCCGGTCTTGCGGTGTTGGTCAGGAGCGGTTGGCCCAGTCAGCCAGCGTGTTGAGACCGGCCTCCTGCTCCTTGCTCATGACGTGGTGGTCCTTCTGCGCCCGCTCGATGAGCGCGGTCGGGACCAGCGAGAGCGGCTCACGGTCCGCACCGGGGTACGGCTCGTGGTAGTACCGGACGCGGCCGTCAACCTGCTCGGTGACGATGCGGGCCGGACCGGTCTTGAGCTCCACGCCGTAGGGGTAGTGGTTCTGGTCGAAGTCGCCCTGAGCGAACTCCTCAGAGGCGAACGCCTCCGCCTCGGGGCTGTGAAGCCGGAAGCCGTACGCGCCCGTCTCAGCCATCGCCCGGAGCGTGGCCTCCCCCGGCGACCCGTCGGCTTCCCGCGCTCGCCTACGAGCCTCCCGCGCCCCGTTACGAGCCTCGTCCCAGGCTCGCTCCCGCGTCGCTCCGTCCTTGCGCATCTGGGCGACGACCTCGTGGAGGACGATCGATGGCTTGCGGTCCTCGCCGTCGCTCATGGAAGCGGCGTACTCCGCTTCGGCCTGCTGCTCGCCGAGCATGGTCGTGGCCCGGTCGCGGACCAGCGTGCGGAACGGCTCCGCCAGGACGCCGGACATCTTGAGCGCGTTCTCCGCGTCGCCACCGACCATCCGGAAGAAGGCGTCCACGGCGGCGTCGTCCTCGGTGTAGACGTACGCCTGCTCCGCCTCGCGCTGGAGGCCGAACATGTGCAGCGTGAGGAAGAGGTGGCTGATGAGGTCCTTGATGATCTCGTCGGTGTCCTCGAAGTCCAGCTGCTCGCCGTCCCACATGGCCCGCTTGAGCTTGATCATCTTGCGGTGGATGTCCGAGTACTGCCCGCGCACACCGAGCTCGTACGCCGAGCCGGAGCCGTAGTCCCGGTTCTTCCGGGCGAACAGCGCCAGCCACTCGGGCATGATGCGCTGGGCGATGACGACGAGCTCCTGGCTGTCGCCTTCCTCGCGCTCCACGAGAACGCCCTGTCCGGTCGAGGTGTCAGCGATCCGCATAGATCCCAGTCCTGTTCTTGTGCATGTCGATGAGGCCGAGGATTGTCTCCGTGGCCTCCTTGAGGTCCCAGACGAACATCTGGTCCTGGTCGGGCGCATAGCCCTGGTTGGCCTCGTTGCGCCGCATGATGTTGGGCACACCGAGCTTGCCGGCAACACCCAACTGACTGAGGTCGTCGTCGAGGGCGCACACCACACGGTCGCGCCCGACCGACTTGACGAGGTCCCTGTACTTGTGCTCACCGTACAGGATGTGGTCGACCTTGATCCCGTTCCGACGGAGCCAGTGCTGGGTGTCGAGGTCGATGGTGCTCATGGCGAGATAAGGCCGCGTCGTACAGGCGGCGACGCCCACACCCGCGCCACGAATCGCGCGGACCATGTCGTCTGCACCCTCGAACATCGGGATGGAGCGCTTCATGCCGCCCATCCTGTATGCGAGCTTGCACTGCCTGTACACCGCACGGCTCATGCCGAGCTGCCTGTAGAACGGACCGACGATCTCGGGGTCCCACACGATGTCTCGTCCGGTCCACATCTGCGCGAACCGTTCGAAGTGCCTGTGGTAGTCCCCGAGCGTCCCGTCGAGGTCCAGCGCTACCAGCGGAGCGCTAGGCCCCGGTCGTGTCGAGCGATACACCCGTCTGTACTCCGTCCATGATCTTGTTGGCCTCCTCCCAGGCTTCGTGGGAGAGGACGCCCTTGGTCCACTTACCGTACCGGCCCATCCTGTGAACGTCGGGGAAGCATCGGCAGTTGGTCTGCAACGGCTTCACGACGCGCCAGATCTGGCCGTTGTACGCCAGCGGATACTTGTTGTGCGGCCACTCCGTGTTGGTGAACCCCTGGATCTTCGATGCCCTGTACCAGTCGAACCCCGGCTCTCCGTTGCACAGAACCGTGTTGTCCGACAACGAACACTCCAGCTCGTTCGTGGACCACACGAGCTCGTGCCCGAATCGGTGGTCTCGGCTGTTGTAGCAGAGCACCGTCGCAGGCACGGTCGAGATGACGGCGTCCGGCTTCCAGTCCTTGATGAGCTTGGACAGGATGGTCGGCGTGATGTCGACGTCGTGCACGTCCGCGCCGTACAGCCCCCACAGCGCGTCGTACGCCTCACGGATGTCCCAGGCGAGATGCCGACCAACCAGCGTCTCGGGGCTGACCTCGACCTTGGCGTCCGGGCCGTACACCTTGTCTCGGTACCCGGCCACGCTGCCGCTGATCTCGTAGTTGATCAGGAACGGGTCGGCCAGCGACACGCCTGGGATCGGCGCGTGCAGGTACTGGGCTCCGTTCATGAACGACTTGCGAGCCTTGGATACGACGACGAAGTCGACGCCCCGGTTGTACGCAGCATGAGCGGCGATCAGCCCCGACGGGCCGCAGCCCAGGATCAACAGCTTCACTTGAGCAGACTCCTTCTGAACATGAACACCACATGGCCGTGGCGGGTGTGAACGAGCATACCGTTGAAGTACATCCACTTGAACCGCTGCGTCTTGAGGATGGGTCCGCCGCCCCGAGCAGCGTACATCGGGGCGACAGGACCATACACACAGCGGTGTTTGGGGTGCTGCTTCACAGTGATGGAGAAAGGTCCCCAGCGCCGGACGCGAGCTCGACTGTAGCGACCGGCATCGCGCCGGTCTCGTGGATTCGAGATCGTATTGCTCCTGCTCTTGCGTGTGGCTCGCACTGCGAGTTGATGACGTGGATGCCGCCACACGCCTTGACCTTCTCGCAGGTGCAACCCGGCTCTTCCGGGAGGCAGCAGACAAGGCTCATCTCTTCAGCCTCGCCTGGCTCGGTTGCGGCATCTTGTAGAAGCGCTTGAGGTCCGTCGGCTGCGCCCACAGCTTGGGGTTGATGCCCCAACCGGCCGCGTCCGAATCGTCCGCCATGCTCTGGTGATCGAGGAGAAGATCGAGTAGAGCGTCCATGAGGTCGGTGTTCCCGTTGGCTCTTGCCAGCGAGATTCTCTCGCCAACATATCTGAGCGCTTCGGGCTTCAGCTCCGCCACTACAGATTCACCACCCTGCGTCTGATGTCGTCCGGCAGCCAGAGGTCGTCAACCTCCATCGCTGCCTTGTCCGACTTGTTCACCCTGAGTTCGTAGCCGCCACCTTCAGCGGGCACGGGCCAGAGGACGGGCCAGTACTCGTCCACGTCAGCCCATGGTACCTTGAGGTCGGCCACGATCGCCTTGTGCCTGATGCCAGCCGACCAGTGCGACTGCATGATGTGCTCGTCCTCGGCCCATGCCGGCATCTGGAATTTGGTGCCCAGCCGTACGAGCTCCTGACCCGCCCTTGCGAACATCCAGAACCAGCCGGGGTCGTTGTAGCGATTGAGCCGCATCTCCTGGCAGGCCAGCGCTCCATAGACGCACAGAGCCAGGTGGCTTCCTCGCCATCCCTGACCAGCCGGAGGCAAGCGTTCCTCGCCGTCGTCCATGCGACTGTGTATGCCGCCCAGGAGCTTGGTGAGATCCTCCAGCGCGTCGTCCATGAGGCAGTCGAGCGTCATCGTCGGACGCGGGTCGAGCCACCATGTCACGCGTGGCACGTCGCTCACTTGAACCATCCTTCCACAACTTCGGGCGGCGTGCCCGGCTTGCACTCTACGACATCGATGATCTCGAAGCCCTGGTCCTCCAGCTCGTCGGCCCGGTCGTTGGCTCCGTCCTCGCTGTACGAGACGACCGACGTCGTGACCTCGCCACGTTCGTTGTACCAGACCGGCTTGTAGTTCTTCATCGCCGATCCTCCATCCGGATCTCGAGACAGTTGGACGACGTCGGCTTGATCAGCACGGTCGTGGCTGCGTAGATCTTCAGCATGTCGCCCTCGACGTGCACGTTGAACTCGTCTCCCCATGCCCTGTTCTTCGGCACCTTGAAGATGATGCGCGGGCTCTTGCCCAGAGCCTCGGGCTCGATTCCGTGTGGCCCCTGGAGGAAGGTGTTGCTGTCGTTCACGTCCTGTTCTAGTGCGCGCTGCATAGTCCGGATGGATGCCCGCAGCGAGTTGATGTGGTCCTGGACCCAACGAGGAAGGTTCTTCTCTCGAGGGTCGATCTTGTAGTAGATATCCATTCCACCTCCCTCAAGGCCGCGCTCCGGCCCGTCCAGCTCCCCTGCTCGGATGCAGAGAAGTGGCCGGAGCGCGACGTTCAAGGAGCGGGGATCAGCCCGCCTGGACCGTGATGCCGATGAGGGACGCCGACTTCACCAGGAAGTCGTCGCGGTCGCCCTGCTTGATGTCCACGGAACGGTCGACGACCTTGAGCTCCCAGCCCGCTCCGTCGCCCTTGATGACCTTGCCCTCCGCGTCCCGCTTGCGGCGGATGTGGGCGACGCCGATGAGGTTCTTCGGCTTGTACAGGCTGGGCTCGACCCACGCCACGGGAGACTTGTTGCCACCCGTGGAGTCGTACAGCGTGACCCGGATGGACTTGGCCCGCTTCATGTCTGAACCCCGCTTGAACGCGGCGGCGTTGAGGACGATGTCGGTGATGCGGAGCGGGATGCGGCCGAACACCAGCTTCATGGTCTCGTCGTCACCCGCTCCCTCGCCGGTCTGGTTGTCGCCGGTGTGCGTGGCGGAACCGGCGGCCTGCCCCTCGTCGGCGAAGGAGTCCATCTCGTCCCAGCCGAGGTACTTGACCGGCTTGTTGCCCGCGTAGAAGGTGGCCACGCCGTCCAGGTCGGATCCGACCCTGCGGTTGATCCAGCCCCGCGCGCCACCGGCACCGCCGGACGACTTGTCCCAGCCCAGACCCATCTCGAACTCCTCGACGTTGTCGAGCGGGGTCCAGCCGTCCTCAGGTGTGATGGTGTCGAGCTGTGAGTGGTCGACGTCCACGACCTGCGTGACGTACGGTTCCTTGCTGAGCGATGCCATCTGAATGCATTCCTTACCCCGGTCCACTCAGACCGGAATCAGTAGGAGCCCGCGTAAGGGCTCCGAGGGGCGGGGTCGGCCCCTTTGACCGGCCCCGACGTACGGACGTGCGAGAGGCCCCGTAGCGGGCTGCCTTGGGGCCTCTCAGGGTGTTGCGGGACGTGCGCCGGTTAGAACGGCGGCTCGTCGTCGCCCTCGGAGGTGACGATCTCGTCCTCGACGAGCTGGGCCAGGAGCGCCTTCTTGCCCTTGGGCCCCTTGTACTGCGTGAGGTCGGAGTCCTCGTACTCGTTCTCCTTGGCGAGCTTCTTCAGCTCGACGAGGGACATCTTGGCCGCCTCCTCGTACGAGACGCCCTCCTCGTCCTCCTCGGAGTCCTCGTCCTCCGGCTCCTCGTCGTCCTCCTCGTCGGAGTCGTCCGAGTCCTCGTCGCTGTCCTCCTCGTCGCCCTCGTCCTCGGTCTCGGTGTCGTCGACCTCCTCGTCGTCCTCCACCTCGTCCTCGACGTCGTCCTCCTCGGGCTCCGCCTCGTCCTCGGCCTCGACCTTGGACTTGGGCTTCCATCCGGGGATGATGTCGGCCGACTCCGCGATCCAGGGCGTCTCCTCGCCCTCGATGGCGTTGCGCGTGTCCTTCTTGCGCTGGAAGGTCATGCCCGCCTTGACGCCCTCGGGCTTGCGACCGCCGATGCGGGTGACCTTGCCCCCGTCCTCGACCTCCTCGTGCACGACGTCGGCGCTGTTCTTGCCGCAGACGGCCTGCATGTACTGGGCGATCCGGGTCTGCTGGATCTCGTGCTCGCCGGGGATCAGGCGGTGCCAGGCGGTGTAGCCCTTGCACTCGCCGGACTCGATCTCCCACATCGTGTTGATGTACGGGGTGCCGGGGTTCTTGGAGTTCTCCCCGGTCAGCCGGATGGCGGCCGACTTCTGGACGACGGGGTAGATCACGCCCGGCTTCGGCAGCGGACCCTCGTAGGGGGTGAAGCCGGAGTCCGTGGAGACGTTGTTGCCAACGCCGAACTTCATCTTGGCCATGTGCTGTGTTCTCCTTGTTGTTACGCCGTGGCGCGACGAGCAGCCGTCTTCTTGGCGGCGGTCTTGCGGACAGGCCGTGCGGCCGGTGCCTCGATGATCTCGCGGACCTGAGCCAGCGTGGGCTTGTCCATGTACCTGGGCAGCTTGTTGAAGCGGTCCTTGCCCCGATACGGGCCTGTGTTGCGGAAGTAGACACGTCGCACCTCGCGACCGTTGTCGTCCTCCGCCATGACTCCGTAACCGGCCACGTTCATGTGCCCCAGGGTCTGCTGGGCGACCTCACCGCGTCCTCCGTGCACGTACGGGAGGATGTAGGGCTCGCCCTCGGCGTCCTCCAGGTTGTACGGGTGCGCGGTGAAGAGCGTGTGCATCGGCAGGTCGTTGAACTGCATGATGAACTTGATGGTCTGGATCTGCGCCTTCTGATGCACATCCATGCTGGGGACATCCGGGTCACGCTTGCCCGGCTGAGCCGCGTACGAGGCGTCGAGCGCAGACCTCTGGAGGATCCGCTGAGCACCGCCGATCGTGTCGATGCAGGCCCAGTCGAACTCATCGTGGCCCTCGTCGCGCAGCCATCGGTACGCCTCGTCCAGATCCTTGTAGGTCTTGATCGGCCACTCCTCGGCCGTGGACCCCATGGCACCTGCAGAGAGCGTTCCCTCGGGGTCGCACGTCAGGAACAGGACCCTCTCGTCCGACCCGCCGAACACCGTCTTGCCCCAACCGGCGTCCGCGACGATGGTCATGTGGATCTTCGCCTTCTGCCCCTTCACGGACCTGATGGCTTTAGGCCGTGCCATCGTCCTCCTCTTCCATGCTCGCGATGCGCTCGTCGATCTCGTCGAGTCGCGTTCGAATGAAATCGTGATCCTCGGCGGTGATGGCCTGTGCGCCGAGCGCCCGGCCGATCCTACGCCTCAACCGGTCAACCTCGCCGGGGCCAGCGTCCTTGACGGACCTCATGCTGCCTTCCTCATGTCTCGGTGGTCCCCGTACGGGTCCCGCTTCCTGTAGACCGCCTCCTTGTACTCCTCTACGTCCGCACCTGCCTCGTCCAGCATGCACATCTTGTAGAACTCGCATCGCCAGGAGCAGTCCCTCTGCGGCCTCTTGTAGATCGGAAGCGTGCCGTTGCGCATCGCTTCCATGTGCATCGCCTCGGCCTGGATGCGACGCTCCATGTTCTCTCGGTTCCCCACGGACTTCCAGTCGACCTCTCGGACGAACAGCGGAGCCGGTTGGGTCTTGCTGACCGAGCCGTTCTTGTTGAGCGCCTCGCCGCGCTCGTTGGTCGGCCGGTCGTCCGGCAGGCCCTTGCGCATGAAGTTGTACTGGATACCGGCGATCTCCTCGCGTGGCCCGATCAGGCCCTGCTTGCGGAGCACGCGCGTCGCCACGTACCAGTAAGAACCGGCCTGGTCGTCGAGCGGCAGATGCGCGGTCGAGATTCCGGCAGCCGTCTTGTGCTCCATGAGAAAGATCTCGCCGGTGCCCGTGTCCCTGTACACACCGTCGAACGTTCCGACGTAGCGCACCAGAGCCTTGAGCTTGCCATTGGCGAGCCGAGGGACGCGCGGGTCGGCGATGAGGAGTCGGAACGTCTGCTCCGTGGCGATTACGTCCCAGTGCTCGTCCTCGCCATACTTGTCGACGTAGCCCTCCATCATCGCGATGCCGAGCTCCTTGGCCTCGACGAACTTCGCTCCATCCTCGTCGTAGTCCGTCGGGATGTAGCGCTCCTCGTCGGCGCAGAAGTCCTCCCAGGTGTCAGCCGGGTGCGGTCCCCGTTGCCGCCCCTTCTGGTACCACTCGGCCAGAGCGATGTGGATGCCCTGTCCGAACCAGAGCGGGTTCGAGTCCCGCTTGGCTGCCAGCCCCTCGTTGGTAGACCACTGCCACTTCTGAGGACACTCCTTGAAGGTGCCTCGCTCAGACGTTCGCAGCATCTGTATGGTGGGCATACAGCTCCAGCTCCTCGTTGGCGTGCGCCGGACGGACGATGTGGTGTGCTCCCGTCAGGCTGCCCCGGTTGATGTCGTGCCAGCCCATGCTCGGACCGGTCGTCCATCCGCCCTTGAGGTCGGGGTCGTGGTTCTTGGCCTTCTCGGCCGTCGTGAACACGCCACGCACGCGGGTGCGGGGTCCTTCAGGGTCCTGGATCAGGAGGAAGATCTGCATATTGTTCTCCGGGGATGAACGAGGGGGACCGGCCGGTGGTGGCTGGTCCCCCTCGGGATTGTGCTGATGGTGCGGTGTTGCCGGCAGGAGCCGATCAGCCGAGGTCGTCCTCGTCGAAGTCGTCCTCGACCGGCGCGGGCTTGGCCTTGGCGGCAGCCGGACGACGGCGGCGACGGGAGACCGGCTTCGTGGCGGACTCCTCCGCCTCGTCCTCCTCCGCCTCCGCCTTGGCGGCGACCTTCTTCGTGGCGGCGGTCGTTGCGGCGGTGCCACCCCGGCGACGGCGGGTCGCGGGCTTGGCCGGGGGCTCCTCGGCCTCGTCGCCCTCGTCCTCGGTCTCCTCGGCCTTCTTGGACTTGGTGGCCGCCTTCTTGGCCTTGGCCTCGGCCTCCTCGCGCTTCTTCTGCTCGCGGGCCTCGCGGCGCTCCTCGCGCTTGGCCTCGGCCTCCTCGGCCGCCGCGCGCTTCTCCGCCAGGACCTCCTGGTTCTCCGGCGACTTCTGGAACTCGATCCGGAGGGCGCAGGCCATCTGGACGGACTTGACGTCGACGTCCTCGTAGCCGGTCTTGTCGGCGATCCACTCGGCGAACCGCTCGTGCAGGTCGGAGGGGTCCTTGTCGACCAGCTTCTCGAAGCGGGAGTTGTCTTCACTCATTGGGAGTTGCTCCATATCGAACGGGGTTGGCACGGACAACTATACCTCATATTGCCCATGTTCGAGTGTTTCAGGATTCGGTCTCGCGATTGTCCCGCCTGGAGTATCTGTCCTTGATTCGGTGGCGACATTCGCATTCCTGCTGTCCTGCCTGGTAGCCCACCCTATATGCCCGCCAAGCCATTCCGGAAGGCACCAGCGTGAGCGTGATGATGAACAGGATATCCCTGATGTCCACTGCTACTCCTGGAGAAGTCGAAGCGCGAACTTCACACCCCGTCGGCCGTCAAGGATCTTCTTCTGCATCTCGTCCTTGCCGACATTCGAGTGAGCGATGCTCTCGTCGATGCTCCCTCGTGCGTAGAGGTAGTGGATGGTCACGCGGTGAATTCGTGACACGCGATGGATGCGGTCCTCAACCTGCTCCTGGTCGTCAGGGATGAATGTCTCGTCCATGAAGAACAGCTCGTCGCAGTGCTGGTCGAGGTCGATGGCGACGCCACCAGCCATCGTGTTGATCAGCATGATCCGTGGCCCGCCTGGGGCCTGGAAGATGTTCTGCGCCTTGAGTCGGTTGGCTGGAGTGACGCTGCCCGTGATCTTGAGCGTCGACACCTTCAGCTTCTTGAACTCGGCCTCCATGGCGTCGATCACCCGTGTGAACTGCGAGGCGATGACGTACTTGGTGCCGTTGTTGTACCGGCTCGTCCCGACCAGGCCACGCTCCTCCAGAAGCTCAAGGAGGAACGTCCACTTGCAGCTCTTGCCCATGACCGGGCCGTCTGCGCCCTGGTATGCAGTCGCGATCTGCCGGAGTCGGGTGAGCTCGGCGAGGACTCCCGTCACGGAGACTGCCTCCTCGCCGAACATCGCCTCACCCATCTCCCGCATCTCATCATACTGCTTCTGCTGCTGCGGCGACGGATCACACCAATGCTCGATGTACTGCTTGGGCGGCAGGTCCTGCGCGACCTCCGCCTTGGTGCGCCGGAGCATCACGTAGTCCAGCGATCGGTACAGCGCTTCTGCACGAGCCGGGTTCAGCCCGCCGATGCTCTGCCCGAACCGTGTCTCCTGGACCTCCAAGTACTGGCTGGCCCAAGTCCACTTGGAGCTGTACTGCTTCGGGTCGAGCCAGTGGAGCACGCCCCAGAAGTTGACCGGGTTGCCCTTGATGGGCGTCCCGCTCAGGGCCACCTTCAGCCCGTCCTTGTCGACCGGAAGACGACACAGCCCCTCTGCGATCTGCGTCTTGGCGTGTGCCCCCTTGATGCCGCTCAGGAACCTGTGCGACTCGTCGACGACGATGCTCGTCCAGGTCGGCTCGAAGAACTCCGGGAACTGGATGACGAACGGTCTGGGCTGCGTCTTGTGCCCGGCCTCTCGATGGTCGATGTCCTGCTGAGGCTCTGCGAACTCCTCCTCGAACATCTTGCACTTTGGACACCAGCGACCCATCTTGACGCGGGTCGTCTCGGGGTTGATGATGACGAACCTGGGCTCGTCCTCCGGAGCCTCCAGCGCGGCAGCTATCGCCCGCTTCTTCTGGAGCGCGCTGCCAGCCACAGGAAACACCCTGAAGTCGGTCCACTTGCGAACCTCCTTCTCCCACACGATCCGGATGGCCGTTGCCGGGCATGCAATCAGATGCAGTCCGACCTCAAGCCCGCGCTCAACGATCCCGCCAAGCGTCTGAATGGACTTGCCGAGACCTGGCTGGTCCGCCAGCAGGACACCGCCGTTCGGCTGCTGTGCGAGGAACGATGTACCCACACGCTGGTAGGTCCTCGTGTCCATCGCACCGGCCAGCCGGGGCAGAATCTTGTGCAGGCGGTCCAGCTCGGTGTCTCGCAGTTGTCCTAGCGACCGCATCGCCTCTTCCTCAGCGCGGGCTTCGCGAGCCCAGGAAGACAGCCTCTTGCCGATGACTAGCATGTCCGTGAAGACGTGGCGCAGGAGGCGACAGGTGTGAAGCGAGAGCGGATAGGTCCAGTACCGCTTGGTCTTAGACCAGTTGTGGCCCGGCACCTCCTGGCACATCTCGCTCACGCCAGGGAAGAACGGGCTTCGCAGGACGATCCGCTCGCCCTTCTCGTCGAGTTCGAGGTGCACCTTCGGTGCCGGCATCAGTTGCTCCAGATCACTTGGTCTCGCATGAAGCCGAGCTCGATGAGCTCGTCCCAGCACTTCTCGCAGGGCTCCCGCGTCGTGTACAGCATGACGTCGGGCGTGACCTGTCGGAAGTATCGGAGGTACTTCATCACTGCATTGATCTCGGCGTGGACCGCCTCGCAGAGGCCCGCACCTTCGAACCGAGCCCCGTGCGGCAGCTGCTCAGCCGTCAGCAACCCTCGCGGGCAGCCTCCGATGTCGCAGTTGGGCCGACCGGACTTCGGTCCGTTGTATCCGACGAACGTCCAGTAGTCGTTGACTACGAGGACTGCACCCACTTGGTCCCGCAAGCACGAGCTGCGCATGGCCACCGACTGCGCCACGCCGAGCCACACCGTTCGCCAGTCTGCTCTGTCACGTTCAGAGGTCAATCTGAATCACCATCCAGAAGTAGCTGAGGGAGACGAAGAACGCTACCGCTCCCGGGATGGCGAACGACTGGTCCTCGTCGGCGTGGAGGAAGAACCGGCGCTGCATCCAGAGGCCGAGAGCCCCCGTACCCAGACCGACCACGACGTGGCCGACGATCACCAGTGCTCCGACGAGTCCGATGTGCTCCATGAGTTCTGCTGCTCGCTCTCTTGTTGCTAGTTGCCGGGCTTGTGGGTGCTGGTCGCGGACGTACCCGGCTTCGGGCTGTCGTCCGCCTTGCTGTCATCGGCACCGCAGCTCTGCAAGAAGAGCGTGAGGACCGCTCCGCAGATGATGCCTGCACCGAACGCCTTGGGCTTGCCCGCCCGCAGCTGGTTGACGCCTTCCTGCGACATCGCGAAGGAAGTGCCCTTGGGGATCTCGTCCCACCTCATGTCGGCCTCCGAGCCGAGGATGAACGCAGGGACGGCCCGAGGAGCGATCCTACGGGGTCGTAGGCGGCTCCGGGGCCGTCCCTGCGTACCTTTGCCCGACGCGGTCGCGCCGAGCCGTTACGCGCCCGTTTACAGGGCCTGGGCGATCTCGACGATCACGCGGGCTGCACACCCCAGGACGATGCCCCAGAGTATGCACCTGACGAAGTCCCGCCTGCTCATGCTGTCAGCTTGGCGTAGCAGGTGTCGCCGATGCCGCGCTCTCGGGTGTGCTTCTGAGTCAGCGGCGAGCCGCATCGTCCGCACGTCCCGACGTTGAGCCCGAAGAGAGCGAACGCTGCGACCGGGTCGTCGCCGATCCGCTTGAGGATCTTCTCGGGCCTGTAGATGCGCTGCATCTTGAAGTCTCCCGGCGCTCCGGTCAGCTCCCACAGGATGCGGTGTCGCGTCCCGCCGATGGCGTAGAACCGGATGTCGTCGTCGTCCTCGTTCCGCAGCGCGTACTTCCCGTTGTCCACTCGCTCGAACAGCTCGTCCCTCGACATGCCGTCGTTGGGCTGCTTGAGCATCTTGGTCAGGAAGTCGCCGATCTCCTTCAGGCTCAGACCGGCGATCATGAGGTGGTACTCCTCCTCACTCAGGTCGGTGTACTCCGGGAGGCGAACCTTCTCGCGACCCAGAGCCTGTGCCAGGGACATCTGCTTCGGGCTGGGCTGGCCCGGCTTGCTGGCGAAGCAAGTCCGGACCTGCGCAACGCTCGCGTGCTCACCCTTGCAGTTACCACACCTCATCAGCCGATCGCCTTCCGTCCGCCGCCCATACGGTCCTGGCCGATGTCGGCCGTTGCACCGTCTCGCTGCCCCCGGTCGTACGCCTCGCCCACGATGCGCTGCCTGTATCCCTTGCCGTCCTTGTGGCCCATGGACTTCTTCAGCGCGTCCATGGCGTCCTGCACCAGCTTGTTCCGGTCGAACAGCACGAGCTCCGCGCCGGACGTGGATCGGATCTGGTCCTCGCGGTACTTGCGCAGCCGGGCGAACCGGTCGCGCACCTCGTTGAGGAAGCCCTGCGCGTAGGAGCGCTGGAAGGTCACCGGAGACGACACCGCTCGGTACGTCTCGCCGGTCAGCTTGCACCAGCGCTTGCAGGCTCGAATGAGTCGGCCGCCGTCCTTCTTGCCCTTGCCCGCGTCGTCGACCTCCCAGGGCACCTGCTCCCACTTGGAGTCGATGACGATGCCGAGCTCCTGCGCCTCGTGCCACGCCTGGTTCATGAGGAAGGCGATGCGCTGCCACTTGATCCCGGCCTCGTGCAGGATGTACACGTTCTCGTCGAAATCCAGGTCCTTGTTGGGCTTGGGGTCGAGCTTGCTGAGCGCCTGGAGGCGCAGCGAGGTGTACACCATCTCGACCAGGTCCATGTTGCTGGGGAACCCGACGAGGTAACCCGACCCAGAGGTCCAGCCGAAGAACTCGCAGTCGTAGTGGTTGGCGACCGCGATGATCAGGTTGTACCACTGGTTGCCGAGCTTGTCGTTTGCCGGCATGAACGTGATGATGCGCTGCTCGGGCTCCTCCACGAGCCCACCGGCGAGCTGACGCGCGGCCGAGAGCATCGCCTCGTCCACCGCGTACTTCTGCATGAGCTGCTCGGCCTTGTCGAGGTAAGACTGCGCACCCTCGGGGTTGGTGTCGACGAGCGACTGGTACGTGTCGAGCAGGCCCTGGATCTTGGCCAGCATCGGATTCTGCGTTTCAGACATGTGCGAATCTCCTCAGGACTCGTCAGCACCGGTACCGTACCGGCGGACCTCCTTCCGGAGGTTTCGTCCTAGGCTGAGGATCAGGGTCGGAGCTCCTCGTCGATCTCGTCGAGCTTGTGCTCCAGCTCCTCCAGGCGACTGGGGCGCAGCGCCCTCACGTCGTCCTCCAGAGCGTCGGCTTCACGCTCGGGGAGCTTGGGGTCCGACATGAGCATGGTCAGGATCTTGCGGATGCAGCCCCAGCAGGAGAGCAGCCCCATCGGGTACCACTCACCAGCCTCGGGCGTGATCTCCGGGTCGTCCAGGTCGCGAGGGATGCAGCAGACAGCCGCGCTCTCGTGGCACAGGTAGCACCTGGCATCCTTGCCAGCCGAGCCGACGCAGACTTCAGCCTTCATCGCAGAGCCTCCCACAGTGGACGGGGCGCGTACGGGCCGTACTTGGAGTGCGAGCTGACCTGGTCGGTTCCGACCCAGACCGCCTTGCGCTCAGCATCTCCCAGCTCGCCGTCCACGTGCTCGGCGAGGTCCTCACCCGAGATGGCCCCCAGGACGACCCCGGTGAGCGGGTAGCTCGGCTGGATGCCGGCAAGCACGTCGACCTCGCTGGTGTCGACGTCGTTCGCCTTGAGCTCCTCCTGGATGGCCAGGAGGTCTTCGATGAGTCTGTCCAGCTTCATGTGCAAGATCCTCCACGATCTCGTCAGCAGCCGCACCATACGGCCGGACGCCCGTCCCACGGCTGGCAGCCGCGTTCCGAGCGTTTCGATCTGGGGTGGAGCCTCAGCCCCGCTGCGAGGCGACGTACGCCACGAGCAGGGCCAAGGTTAATAACCAGAACCATCTTCCTGAGCGGTCCGGCCGCTGCATGTGGTTCATCAGTCTCTCGTCTCCACGAACCCGGCGTCGTCGCCGAAGTCACTCGGCGCGTTCACGTCCGGGATGCCGTGGTCTCGTCGGCTCCGCATCTCCTCGGGAGATACCAGCGTCATCTGACGTCCTCGGAAGTCGATGCCGACGTCGAACCGAGCCTTGACCTCGTGCACCAGCCAGGCCGGGTTGGCCCAGAGCGGCACCATGAGGGTGCCCTTGCGCTTGAGCTCCAGGTACGCGGCGAGAGCGAAGTCGCCGTGCTTGACCTCGCTGATGTCCGGCGTCACCTCCAGCTGGAGGTTGGTCGGGTCGAGCAGAACCTGGAGCACCTTGACCTCCGCATCGGCGTTGACCTTGTCCGATGCGCCTACCCGCTCCGCCACGTCGTAAGCGCGCTCGTCCGCGCTCATGTCACCGTAGGGCCTCGTGATGACCGCCTCGATGACGTAGCCGTCCTCTGCAGCCTCCTGCTCGGTGACGACGATGAAAGCCTGCATCCTTACCTCCCGGGACTCCTCAGCAGCGCCATCCAGCGCCGGACGCTCCAGCCGGCATGAGCTGGAGCGTTTCGTCCTTGGCACCCCGGTCGAGGGTGGGGGTCACCTCGACCGGGGGCGCTGTGGGGTGTTACTTCTTGGTGGCCGCCGTCCGCCGGGTGCGACGTGCGGTGGTTGCCTTCTTGGGCTCGGGAGCGGCCTCCGTGGCCGCCTCCGCGCCGTTCTCGCCGTCGGCCTCACCCTTGGGCTCGGCGTCCGCCTTCGGGGCCTCAGCGGGCTCCTCGGGCTTCGGCTCGTCGGCGGCGTCCTCGCCCTTGAGCTTGGCGAGTTCGGCCTCCAGCTTGGCGAGCCGCTTGGCCTTGGCTTCGGCCTCCTTCTTGGCCGCTGCCTCCTTGCGCTCCTTCAGGGCGGCCTGGTTCTCGTCGCTCTTCTGGAAGTCCATGCGCAGGGTGGTGACGAGCTGGACCGTCTTGAGGTCCGGCTCGAAGCCCGTCTGCTCCTTGATCCACTTGGCGAACGCCTTGTGGAGCTCGGTGGGCTCGGTGGCCGCCCGCTCAGCGAAGGTCTTCTTGCTGGGGGTGTTGTTGTCGGCCATGGTGTTTCCTCCTTGGGGACTCATCGGCACCGGCATCCACCGGCGGACGAGCAGCGCTTCCCAGCGGGCTCGTTTCGTCCTTGTTGGTTGTGTGCCGGCATCTCCTCATCTGCGAGGGTTGCGGTTGCCGGCAGACCGTCCACCTTTCGACTTCCTGGCCAGAGGTGCCCCGAGCGGGGTGTCTCACTTGACCCAGGCTTGAAGAGGTGGAGTTCGTCGCTCGCTAGCAGCTTTCAGTACCAACCGGATGTGTGCGCTTCCGGCCTCCGCAGTGGAGGTCGGCTGCCCGTCCTCGGCCAGTCCAGTCGCTTCGCTCGCAACTACCGGTTTTGGGGAGTCCGGTTCCTGTCTAGAGTCAGCGGCCAGGACCGGAGTCCTGTGCGCGATCTCAGCCGTCTCTCTTGGCTGTCCTGCTCGGGTTCGCGGTCTTCAGGCGGAACCTCGACCCTCGGCCAGACCGGCCATCCGGGGAGTTCGTTCCTTGCCCTCGTCGCTTCCTGAGTAGAACTATGCGCCATATCCGGCTCCGAGGCAACTCAGCCCCTACCTGGTCATTCGCGATGAATGCGCAGGTAGGGGCATGTGCAAACTTCTTGGATCTTTTTTCGACTTTTTCTATATCCGCAGGCCGGCATGAGTGCGACGCGTCATGGGGCGAATCGGGCGAACCATATCGCCAACGGCGATTCACCCGGCCTCCGGCCTACCAGCAACCCGCGTGGACTGGCGTGAACTTGAGCCCCTCGTCCTCGGCCTTGAACAGAGCCTTGGTGTAGTCGGCCTGGTGCACGGTGTACCACACGTCGTCGTCCTTGTCGGAGCCGTTCACGTTGTCCAGCTCGACGCAGTACCGCGCGGGCTTGGCCGCCCGGTCCACGACCTTCTTCCAGATCGTGTCTGTCCGGTACGACTTGCACTTGCCGTTGACCTTGCGCGTGCAGACGCGCTCGGTCTTCTTCTCCTTGTGGCTCTTCTCCTTGACGGCCGCCACATGCCGCACGTCGTCGCGCGTGCCACTGACCTCGCTGGGTCCGTCGGCCCCGCACGCCGCCACGCTGAGCGCGACGATGGGAGCGATCGCCATACGCTTGAACCTCATGGCTCTCCTTCCGCCCTCTACGGGCCTCGCACGCCCCGGTCGGGCCGGTTGCCTGACCGGGGCGCGTTCGTTCGTTACGTGGCCGCGTAGGACCGCTAGAGCGCCTTCAGCGCGTACAGCCGGTTGTCCTCGTCGCGCACGACCAGGCTTCCGTCCTGCATCTCTCCGACCTGCTCGAAGAGGCCCAGCGACTTGCCGGCAGCCGGGTTGCCCTTCTCGGACAGGTCCGGCTTGGTGTCGGCCTCCAGCCGCCAGCTGTTGCCGGCAGAGATCACGGTGATCTCCATCCGCTCCATGAGCCGACGCATGACGTTGCGGACCGACGCGTTGTGCGCACCGGGCGGCAGAGCGCTCATGATCTCCTGGATAGTGACGATGCGACCCCGGTTGGCGAGCATGAACTCTACGACTCGGGGCTCGACGACGATGCGGGTGCGGCCCTCTGCGGGCTTGCCACGAACCATGGTGCAGTCCTCCTTGGGGACTAGTTGTTGTTGCTGTCGTTCATGTGCTGCTTGAGCACGGTGTTCTCGGGGTCGGTGGCGTGGTACAGACGAGCCGGTCCGAACTCGACCTTGCCGGTCCGCTCCAGCTCGCGCCACACGGCCGCGCGCTCCATCTCGTTGAGGCGACCGCCCTTGGCGATCTCCATCTGGTGCTCGGCCATCGCGAACAGGTACAGCGCACGGAGCTGCATGAGCGTGCTGTACATGAGGCCGTGGCGGACGTGCGGGCGGGTCTGCTCGCGCTTCGACTTGGAGCCGAGCCGGTACATCGCCAGCTGGTACTCGGTGGCGAAGTCCAGGTGCTCCTCGAACGTGTCGGGGTCGAGTTTGATGCCGGTGGCCTCAGCCACGGTGGCTGCGTCGAACGCAACCTGGATCCTGTGTTGGCGGTCGTACATGGAATCCTCCTTGGGGACTCGTCAGGAGTGCCGTTCAGCACCCGACCTCCTTTCGGAGGTTTCGTCCTTGTCACATGTCGTTGAGAACCTGCCGGATGCAGTCCTCGCTCATGAAGGGGTAGTCGCGACGGATCAGCGCCGCAATCTGCTCCTTGCTGTCTACCGACGGCGACGCCGCCTGGACGGGCGGAACGCGTCGATCAGCGCGCCCAGGAAGTCGGCCAGCAATTCGATGAAGAACACCGAGCATCACTGCCCCGAGGGCGGACCGTACAGGTCCATCGCGTCGGCGTCCGGCGGCTGAACCTGCTCCGCCGGGGTGTGGCCACGCGTCTCGGCCTGGACGACCGGGTCGGCCTCCGGCGGAGGTGCGGCCTCATGCCCGTTGTTGGTGGGCGGGATCGTCACTTGTCCTCCTGGATCACGCCAGCTCCATGCCGGCATCGTATCCGCACTGGGCGTGTGCCCAGACGGTCTCTGCATTCTCCCGGTCGAAGAACAGCCCCATCTCTGCATCCTGCGGTTCCTCGCAGAGCTGACAGCTGTCGTCGTCCATGAGCTCGCGCTCGTCCTCGTCCATCAGACAGCGTCCACCTTGTTCAGGTACCGGCGGATCGCAGCGCTGACGGTCTGGGGCTTGGCGTCCCAGCGACGCGCTAGGCGGGTCATAGCGCCCCTGTCGGCACCCTCCTTGAGGAAAGCTCCGTACAGCTGCGCGCCGGTCAGCGGGAGCCGATTGTAGGCCCTCGGCATCCGGCCGGTGGCCCGCATGATCGCCTTGCGAACGGCGCTCTCGTTGACGCCAAGCTCCTTGGCCGTCCGAGTGTTGTTCTGTCCGTGCCTGCGCCACGCCTCGACAACCTGGTCGTCGGTCGGGAGCGGGATCAGACCCATGACATCCTCCTGGGGGACTCGTCAGTACGGCCACTCAGCCGCAGACCGCCCGGTCTCCTCTCGGGGGACCGGGCGGTTTCGTCCTGGGGTGTTGCTCAGTCGTCCAGCGCGCCGCAGCAGGGCTTGGCGTCGTAGGCCATGTAGTTGTCCTTCAGGCTGGACTCGCCGGAGTCGATCATGTCCGAGTAGATCAGGTGGGTCAGCTCGGTGTGGCTGCTGACCGTCGCGGTCTCCTTGGAGAAGCCCTGCTTCGCGGTCTTCTTCTTGGCGTCGGCGCAACCGAACTTGTGGACCTCGGGCTCGTTGCCGCCATAGATCACCGTCAGCTTGACCGGCTCGCTGGGCTCGGTGGCGACCTCGGCCGGGGGCTCCTCGGCGACCGGCTCGGACTTGGCCTCGCCCTTGATCTCGGCGAGCATCTTCTCCAGCTTCGCCTTCTTGCGCTCGGCGGAGGCCTTCTTGGCGGCCGCAGCCTTGGCCTTGCGCTCGGCCAGGTTCTTCTGGTTCTCCGGGCTGGCCTGGAAGTCCATCCGGAAGGACACCGCGAGCTGTACCGTCTTGACGTCCACCTTGACGCCGGTCTGGATGAAGAGCCAGTGGGCGAAGTCCTCGTGGAGCTGGGTGGGAGCCTTCTTGGCGAGCTCTTCGAAGTTCTTCGGGGTCTTGGGGGAGTTGGCAGCCATGGTGTCCTCCTTGGGGACTCGTTCGGTTGGCCTTACAGTAACTACTATACTCCATGTTCAGCCATCTGGCTACTCTGGAGTGCAACTTTCTTGCCGGCAAGCCGGGGAGCTGGTGGGCTCCCCGGCTGCCAGTCGCGCCTTACCTCAGCGCTGGATCTCGTCCGGACCCGGCGTGCCGAGCGGGTTCTCGACCTGGATCAGGTCGCGCCCGTCCGCCTCCGTCGGGAGCGGCCTGTCGGTGATCTCGCTGCCCGTCTTGGGAGCGGCCTTCGGACCCGGCGAGCCGGGCGGGTTGGAGGCCTGCGGGACGCGCTTGGGCAGGATGCCCATGATGATCTCCTTCGTGAGACTCCTCAGGACCGCCGTTCAGCGGCCGACCTGCAAGCCGGCATGCGACCTGCAGGTTTCGTCTTGTGTATGCACGGGGCCGTCCTTCGGCCTCTCGTGTTCGCTCCGCCCTCGCGCCTTGCCAACCTCTCGGATGTTCTCTCGTGGGGTGGCTGGTTCCGTGTCTCCCTAGCCAGTCCCGCGTCCGTCCCCGAGGAGTTGCGCGCTACTACCTTCGCTGCCGTTTTCTTGTGGAGGGCCGGTGCCCTGTCTCCGACGCTGCATTTACTGCTTCCGACCTGTCGCCTGGCCGCCTTGCGGGTTGCTCGCGGTCTTCGGGTGGAGCCTCGACCGTCGGCTGGAGTCGCCGTCCCGGGAGTTCTGCTCGCCGCCCTCGTTCGCTTACAGGTAGAACTATGCTCCATATCCACGCAGAAGGCAACACGGCGTCTACCTGGTCAAACATGATGAATGCCCTGGTAGGAGGCTCGCGAACTTTCTTCAAGATTTTCCAAGAACTTCTGTTTGACCAGGTAGGAGTGAGTGCCGGGCGTCTACGGCGATTCACCGCGTCTCAGGGTAAATCGGGTCGAATCGGTCTCCCGGCTGCATGCCGGCATGCGCGCTCGCCCGCGTACGCGCTCGCGAGAGAGGGCCGAGGGCGAAGCCCTACGTGGCCCGTAGGCGGCTCGGGGCGTGCCCGGTGGGCCAACGGGGCTCCCACGGGGCGCGGAGCCGGGAGAACGGCGCGTAGGGCCTCGCACGACCCCATAACGCACGAGAGCCCCGCTCCCTGGGTGGGAACGGGGCTCGGGGCGGTTGGTCAGCCTCGTGCGATCCGATCGATCGCGTACCTGGCTCGCGGTCCAAAGTCGTCGGCGGACATGTCGCCCGCGACCATCTCGTCAACGATGTATGTCGCATCCTCGCGATCCAGCATGTTGACCATCATGACCGTGAAGATGACTTCCTCGCGAACCTCGTCCGCCGACTTGGCGTCCAGCTCGGCCTTGAACTCGTCCATGGGGCCCTCCTTGGGGGCTCGTCGTGTGCTTGCGAGATCACTATACCCCGGATCTGGAGAAAGCGAAACCCCGACCCTCCGAGGAGAGCCGGGGTTCCGGGGTTGGGCCGGTCAGTCGCGGCAGCGGCTCAGCGCCTTGTAGGCGTTCTGGAGAGCCTTGCGCTCGGCCAGCTCCATCTGGTTCTGGACCGGGCTGGACCAGCCACCGACGTTGGTCTCGATCAGACGCTCGGCCGTCTCCTCCAGCCAGGACTCGATGGCCGCCATCCCGCCCCGGTTCCAGCGGGTCTGCAGGCCGGCAGTCAGGTGGGCCTCGGCCTGCGCCTGGATCAGCGCCTCCATCGTGCCGGCAGAGACGATCTCGCAGGCGGCGAACGCGTCGGTGATCCGGCGCTGGTTGGTCAGCAGGGTCCGGGCGGCGACGTCCGCGAGCTTCTCGACAGTCTCGGCGGTCTTGGTGGAGTTCATCATCTTGGGCCTCCTTGGGGCCTTGGGGCTCGGGCTGTTCCCTCGCCTACAGTAAGAACTATACTCCAGTCTGGAGGTTTCCGCTACTCCAGATCGAAGATTCTTTCTACTGCCTCAGGCCCGCACCCCGGTGTGGGATGCGGGCCGGTTGCCGGCAGTTCGTCTCAGCCCTCCAGGGGCAGCGCGGGCGGCGTGTAGCCCGTCCGCTCGATCGCCACGATCAGCATCGCCCGCAGCGCGGGGACGTCGGGCGAGTCCGAGTTGACCACGTCGTCGTACAGCTCACGCGCGGTCGCCTCCAGGTCGGTCACCAGCTCCATGTTCTCCGGGACCATCGCCTCGTCCATCGCGCAGCTGCACCACGAGTTCGAGCCGCACCCGCACCCGGTCGCCTTCAGCGAGAACAGCTCGCCGGTCTCGTCCTTGATCACCAGCATCGCGACGCCCGCAAGGTCGTACCGCTCCTGCGTGATGTCGACGTCGCCGAGGACCTCGTAGCCGAGGATCGTGTAGTCGCTCATGATGGCCTCCTTGGGGCTCTTCGTTCGGGCTGTTGATAGAACCTTACTCCATCTGCACACCGGGCGCTACCCCTCTGTGCAAACTTCTTTCAGCGGGTGTTGCCGATCTTGGCGATGTGGCCGTGGAACACCTTGTCGCCCTCGGCGAGGTGCACGTAGTCCTGGTGCTTGTTCCAGACCGGGGTGCTGCTCTTGAGGGCCAGTCCCTTGTAGCACACCACGCGAACGCGAAGCACCGTCTTGGTGCGGAACTGCACGATCCGCCGGGTCACGACATAGGTGTAGCCCGCCCGGTAGATCTCGCGTCGGCTCGCGCTCATGGTGTCCTCCTTGGGGACTTGCTGTTGATAGAACTATACTCCATGTGCACATGCCGGCACTACCCCTTTGTGCAGATTGTTTGCCGGCAAGGGCAGAGCCCCGGCTCCGCTGGGGAACCGGGGCTCGCCTTGGCGCTGGGTTCAGCTGGGGTCGACCAGGACGATGCACTTGCCCTGCTCGGCCTCCGGGTCAACGTCGACGTACGCACCGAGCTCGGTCTGCAGGAGCGTGCACAGCCACGTGGCGTCCATGTGGGCGGGCACCTCGTAGTAGCCGTCCATCGAGACCTGCTCGTCGATCATGCTGAGCAGCGAGTCCCGCTTGCCGGTCAGCATGTCGACGGTGTTCTCCTTGAGCAGCGTCGGCACCGTCTGGTTGGCGACGTTGAGGTCGTAGCTCAGGACCGAGATCTGCACGGCCAGCTCGTACTTCTCGTGCTCCAGGTTCTCGTTCACGAGCCCTCCTTGGGGGCTTGGGGCCGACCCTCGCGGTCGGCCTTACACTAAGAACTATACCCCATGTGCAGATGGATGGAAACCTGCATCCGGAAGATTGTTGAAAATCAGCAGGTGGCCGTTTGCCGAGATGCCGGCATCCGCCATGAGCCAGGTAGCCGAGAGGCCCTCTCCGGCTGTGGAGAGGGCCTCCCTGGGCTTCCTTGGATCAGTGGTGGGCGCACACCCGCTTCGCCATGACCGTGGCCATGCCGGGGTAGACCGGGCCGTCTCGCAGGATGGGCTCCTCCACGATCTTGGTGTTGGCGTAGGTCGGGCTGGCCCCGCAGTCGGAGCAGATGGCCGTGATGTACGTGTCCTGGAACCGGTAGTCGACCGGGACCGAGCCGATCTTGTGGAGCTCGCTGGCGTCCGTCCCCTGGCCCGTTGCCGGCACGCCGGGGACCTGGACCACGTAGCTGAACCGGGGCGCGTAGGGAGTCGGCTCGCCGTGGTCGATGACGCGGGCGACGACCACCGGTCCGGCGGGGCAGCGGTAGCCACTCGGCCGCTCAGCGGGGATGAAGTACAGCTCGTCGCCGACCTGGTGCTCGGCACCCTCGACGACCGGGAGCTGGCCGTTGTCGAAGTCGTCGCGCTCGGCCAGCGCCTCGGCGATCGCCTCGGTGTCCTCGCTCAGCGCCTGGTCCGCCATCGTCATCGCCTCGTCCTTGGCAGCCTGATCGGCTTCGATCTGGGCCAGAGCGGCCTTCTCGCAGGTCTTGCAGACCTTGCGACCACCGGTGGTCCGCGCTGCCTCCAGGGCCTCCTCCAGGGCCTCGTAGGACTTGCCCTGGGCCAGCCGACCACGCGTCAGGACGCCACACGCGTTCTCCGCGTAGTAGGCGACGACGCCGGTCTGGTTGATGCTCTCGTCGGTCTGGTTGCTCTGGGTCTTGCAGCCGATCCCGGCGATGTGGTTGGTCTGGCGGTTGTAGCGGATGCTGAACATGGTTGCCTCCTGGGGGCTTCGTTCCCTGCCTTACGAGAGTAACTATACTCCATCTCGACATGGGGCGCTACCCTTCTGCAGGTTTTTCTTGAAACGGATCCTGCAGCCGTTTGCCGGCCTGCAGAGGCCATCTGGGCTTTAACGGATGCACCTTTGTGCTGGAGGCCTGCAGACAGCCGTCTGCACATGCAGGAGGCCCGCTCCCTCCGGTGTGGAGGAAGCGGGCCTCGGGTCGGTCAGAGCTCGCCGTCGTGCTCCACCAGGTGGACGTAGTCCAGGTCGATCGCGTCGGGGTCGGTGTCCAGCGTGTCCGCCTGCTTGTAGCCCACGGCGTTGGTCTCGTCCAGCGCCACCCAGTAGGCGTACGCCTCGTTGTCGCCTTCGAACGTCTCGACGATCTCGTGCCACTCGCCACGGATCCGGCCGGTCGCCTCGACCGTGCCTGGCAGCTCCTGGGTCGCGCGGACCCGGTTGAGCAGGTCCTCGTTGGTGTTCTCCGCGTCGAACATCTCGGCCTCCTTGGGGCTCTCACTTGCTTACGAGATAACTATACTCCAGTCGGGGTGGAGGCGCTACCCTCCACCCCGACTTTCTTGGACTAGATCCAGGTCTCGCCCATCCAGTAGCCCGTGCCCATCGCGGCCCAGTTGACGCCCCGGTAGCCCTTCTCCTTCATCTCGTTGGAGAGGGCCAGCAGGCTGTCCTCGTTGTTGCGGACCTTTCGAACCTCCAGGGTCTCGCGAGCCTCGCCGTACCCGGTCTTGAAGGTGGCGGTCGCCCAGCCGTTGCGCTGGTTGCGGTACTCGATGCGGATCGCGGGGAGCTTGTTCTCGGTCATCTGGTGCCTCCTTGGGGCGTTCTCTCGCTTACAGTAAGAACTATACTCCATCTGCACATGGCGCGCTACCTCAAACTGCAACTTTCTTCAAGATCTTTGCCGGCCTGGATTTTGGGCATCAAACCAAGTCTACTCCATGTCCACATGCCGGCACTACCCCTCGCGCCAAGATTCTTTGGACATGCCGACCTGGAAAGCAAGTCTCCAGTTGGGGTTTCTTTCCATGTGCACATGGGGTATAGTTACTCTTGTCAACGACCCCAAGGAGGTCCAAATGTCCGCTCCGGTGCTTGTCCCGGTCTCTGCCCTCTACGTCCGCCTGCTGGCCGTGGTCGCCGCTCGTGTGGCTGTCTGCTCCGACTGCGCCATGCTGCGCCCCGGCTCCTACTGCCTGTCCCACGTCTGCCTGGACTGTGGGCGCATGGCGCACCCCCACTCGATGCCCTGCCGTCGTACCGCCTGCTTCACCCACCCCGGATGCCCCGGCTGCTAGTCGGCGTGCTGCGGCCCCGGTCTCCCTCTCGGGTGGCCGGGGCCGCTGTTGTTCCCGCGTCAGCTCTGGAAGGCGTTCACCGCGCTCGGCAGGACGGCCAGGGCCAGCCCAGCGTTGGTCAGGACGTACCGGCGCGGGACCGAAGGCGGCAGGACGGCCGCGAGGACGAACAGGACGAACGCTGCCAGATAGCAAAGTGCTTCGAGCATGTTGCCTCCTCAGTAGATGGCCGCCTGCACATGCCGGCCTCATGGCTGGGCTTTAACGGATGCTGGACATGTGCATCTCTCGCCTACGGGCTCTCTACAGCCTCTGCAGTTGGCTGTGGCCAGTCCGACAGGTCTCGGATGACATCGACCGTGCTCCGCACCTTCTTCGCGGGTACCCGCCACGTCGGCTCGCAAACCCCTGCGAGCACCTGCGGCACTTGTGGCTGCCGGCATGCAGCTGCCTCAGGACTCGGACAGTCCCATGGACACCACGCACACTGGCTGGACATGCTAGTTGTCTCCTCCGTCTATCGTGAGCTTGAGAACACCCTCGGACGTAGCTCGGATGCCCAGGAACACTGCGTTGCCCTTGTACGGATCGCGCCTGTACTTGGCGACCTTCTCGAAGCCCAGCTCCTGCAGTCGGTCTCCGAACGCCTTCATGCCTGGCACGTCGCCCTTGAGGACGTGCTCGACCTTGCACCACGCCTCGAACATCCTGTGGAGCGGCGTGATCTTGCTGACGTAGCGCTCGCCGTCCTTCTCTTCGGAGTGCTCGCCGATCTCGATGTCGCCTTCCTCGGTGCCGTGCACGAGCCAGCGCTGGACGATGTCGGCGTTGCTGCGATAGCCCAGAGACGCGCTGACAACCTCCTCAGGAGCGACCAGCCCCTCCTCTCGGTACATGCGGAGCCCCTCGACAATCCACGCGAGCACGCCCTCCTGCTCGCCAGGGAACCAGCCGTCTCCCAGGATCTTGTCAGAGAGCTTCTCGTCACGGTCCGGATGCCC